AAATGAGTAACTTTAGGCTCCTCTTTAGCGTCTGCCTTAGTCTCAACGCCGACTTCATTGAACATCTCGCTTTTTGCCTCGGCAGCAGCATTAGTAGCGAAAATTTGCAGGAACGATTCGACCTTTGCGTCGTCCATACCTTCAGTTGCAGCCATAAAATCAGCAGCTTTTTCAGTGCCCATTTGAGCTTCAACTTCTTTACGGCGGGCTTCCAGTTTTGCAGCCAGCGCATCAGCTTTAGCTTGTTCTTCGGCAGCGGCATAAGCCGACAGCTTTTCTTCGTACTCAGCTTTCATAGCTTCAGCAGCAGCCTTAACCGATTCCATTTCGGCAGTCAGGGCAGACAGTTGAGCCAGAACGGCTTCGTGCGCAGCAAGCTCGATAGTTTGAGCTTTATCTTCTACACTCATCGTTTCTTCCTTTTCTTGTTCAGGCAAATCGCCTGTAGTTACGACTTCTTCCGAAGCCTCCGGGGTTACAGGCGTTGCGCCCAACTTCTTTTTGAGAAAATCCAGCATAGTTATCCTTTAACTGAGCACGTAATCTACGAACTCGGAACGAGTCATAATTTTGTTGACCAAACCAATTGACAGAGCGTCTTGAGCGGAGTACACTCGTGCTTGTGTGTCCTTGAGGTCTTTTGTGGACAAGCCCGTGTAATTAGAGACGTGAGCACGGAATGCATCACCAAGCTCGGCAACACGCTTCTGCATGTCTTCAAGGAAGCCATCTCGCCACGAACCATCGTCTGCGAAAGGAACTTTGTCGCTGCCATCTGTAACGAATGTACGTTGAATGCCAGCTTGTTCAAGCTTCTTACTATCGTTGTAAAGGCAAATCAAGACTCCGATAGAGCCCACGTCAGCGTAAGGGTTGGCAATCACTTCGTCGCAAGAACACGCAATAGCATAAGCAGCAGAACATGCTGAACCGTCAACGTAGCTAACGAGGCGAACACCAGCGGCATCACACATTTTGCGAAGTTCGTCAACTGATTCAAAACAGCCGTAAGCCTCGCCACCACCTGAATCAATGTCAAGAACAAGAGTTTTCGCTTTAGCTGCAATAAGTTCCTCAGCTTGATCCAGAAGCATTTCGTAGGAAAAACCTCCGCACATACCCTCCCAACCTGTGGAACGGTATGTAAGAGGTCCACGAATAGTAATCACTCCAATATCGCCAGCAACAGGCACATCTTTTTTATTTTCTGTGCTCTTACTGCCTTCGATATCGATCATACCGGCGTTGCGAGCGTCAAAATAAGCCTCAACTTCTTGAAAGGCTGTTTTAGAAATTAGATGGGGGCGGTTTCGCAGGGAAGCGGTAAGCCGCAAAAGTTTGTGTTTATTCATGCATTTGCTCCGTCAAGTATTGCTCCTTAAACTGGAGCCACGCAGGGTCTTCTTTTGGAATCCAACCAGATTTGAACTTATCTTTCATTTTCCAAGGGTTGCAGTTTAAGAAACCAAGCATTTCCGCAAGACTCCTTGCCGCTGCTTTAGGATGCTCCAAATGTTTCTCATAAAAAAGGTCTGCAACTGCCCACAAATCTTTTCTAGCGGCGCTGTTTTCCCAAAGATTTCTCCCTGTCATGGCGAGTGCAAACTTCCTCTTAGATTCTTCACTCTTTACTCGCCCCGTGGCCTTTTGTCGAATCTTGTTTCGTGACTCTTCAGATAAGGGTCGCCCCTTCGACGCAGCGGACATCCTCTTACGGGTTTCTTCAGATATTTGTTTACCCTTGTGGGCCTTAGACATTTTTAGCTTAGAAGCTTCAGAATGACCCCTCCCGGAGAGGGGAGGTATCAACCCTCCGGGAGCCAAGTTCCATGCGACCTCAGCGACGGGTCGCAATTCAGACTCTACGAAATAGCAAAACTCCTCATCACCTTTCGCTATGACTGTTCTGAGGATATCGTCACCGTATTTCCGCATAGCCCGGTGCACCAAATACTCAGAACCACTCCTTACACTGTAGTCGTGCACAGTCATTCTTCGGTCAAAGTTGTTTGTAACACCAACGTAACCTTCAGACTTAATATCGGTATGATTTTTATGTCTAATCCAATATACTACGTGGTCTTCAATCAAGCTGAATTCTCCGAATTTTGCGAACTTGAATCTTTTTTAGTGGGTTTTGTTGCTGTTCCGTCGTAAGGAGTTTGCATCCCCTCTCCAGAATTACTGGATTCCATTGTAAACTCCACAGACTCTAAATCAGTGTCAGGTGGAAGTGTACTAACGCCGATTGCGCGGAGAAGCCTGTTAACAACGTCTACATTCTTAGGAATAAGACCGATCGATCCAGTTCTCTGCATAAGTTTTCCTAATTCATCAGCGCTCATCTCGGAAATATCTCCGGGGATGAATTTAGGCAACCGTTCTATTTTCCACGAATTGAGTTTGTAGAGTTGCGGAACTAGATCATTGTTCAAGACATCAGCAATCTCATTGAGCCGGTGCCCCATCGCAAGAGACACAACATTTGTATCCGAATCAGCAAGGCTAAAAGAGCCAACTTCGCTACCACCCTTAAGAATATCAATTCCAAGTGCAGAATAAACTTCATCTGCGTAGCGACGAATAGCTTGATCGATGTTAGCACCGGGTATACCCTTCTTCTCCAGTAACTCAATCGAGAATCTATCCTGTTTGGTTTGTTCATCTACAAGCTTAGGGAAGATGATTCCGCGATTTGTACCTGCCTGCATGGTGTCAAGCAGTTTTTGGCAAGCTTGATATACTGCCTTCATATCATCGGGTGCATCAGCAGCCATGTACTCAGGTGGAAGTTTAATCAATGGAAGTCCAGCAGATTCTTTAGCAATGCCAAGAAGCTCCTGTGAACGGAGCATGTCAAGCTGTTTGTAAGCTTTGTACACACCTTTAAGAATAGAGTTGCCTGTAGGATCACCCTTAGTAGGGTCTGCACGGAAAAGCAAGAATTTATCTCGCTTAATAGGAATAAGACCGTGCTCATTGGCTTGATCCATGAACATTGCTGCGTGTTCAAGCTTATAGATGGATTGTTCACAACCCAGCAGATCACGACCATCTTCAGAGAACGTCCAACGTGCAATAGTGTCTTGTGAGCGCGGAGTGAGCTTGCGGATTCCAACTTTACCGTCGTTAAATTTGCTACCGTTCTTATAGAGGCGGCGGCGGTAGACCTTCTCCTGTACAGAGAATCCGTAGGGAAGATATGTAACTACATCGGACATGAACTCTGCCCACGAGCCTTCCATGTCGTCCATGCACGACTGAACAAATTTAGCACGCTCTTTTTCTTCTTCTGTGGCGTCTACAGGTGGAACTACGGTCCAATTGACACGGGACAGCAGCATCCGATAAGTGTTCATTGCAGATGCAATAACTGCATCATTGAGCATTTCTTTGACCGTGATAACAAAGTTATCAAGATGAAATGCCCTGTTCGGATCGTCAATAACTTTCCCAAAAATTGTGCGAAGGCCGATAAAGCCTGTTTCCCCTAACTGAATACGGGGCACTGCAACACCATCGTCAGCCGCCAGAGCAGCCGTATTATCTTGTGGCTTCTTTTTAGCGGCCATTATTGCTCCTTTTCTTTACTGAAACGAATTGTACCATTGCAAGTAAGTCTTGTCAAATTTGTGCTACTACACCGATGGAATTGGGGATGGCTGAGTATTTACGGACAGAGTAAACGACGGAATAGTGATCTGCTTCATAACAGCCTTACACGCCGTAGCCGTGCTATCCCACATGTCGTCCTTCTGATTCCTATTGCCGTCAATATAATCTTCTAGCTCGTTGAACCACATTTCATTCCACTCGCCCCTTACCACCCGGACAAGCCCCGCCTCCGCAAGAGACAAGAATGGTTGCATACGAGACAGCTTGCCAGTGTGTCCTGAAACCATCTCTGTGCGAGCGTCTACACCATTCTCTACAAGCGTCTTAATGAAGAACATATTTGCTGCCGCTCCGCCAGCGCCGGGGTCTTTCGGAATAAACACAGGAACTTGTTGCCCTAGCTCGTCGCGATCCTTGATAGCACACTTGGCAATCTCTTCAAGAACCCCGTGCGTCAGCTTTCTATATCGCTCAACATGTTCGACGTAATAGAAACCATCTTTTCCTTTAGAAATGCGGGTAGATGCCGTCCAGTCGGGATTGGGGTTACTTTCTGACTTGAGTGTACTCGCTAAGTCCATCCCCCTCGCACGATTACTAACTAGTGCAGGAACTTTATCAACAATCTCACACCAATCTCGTTTAAAATACCCTGACGACTCTTCCTTGGCAAACCACGAGCCAAGCAGCAGACGTTCACGCTCAACACGCTTAAGGTTCTCAAGACGGGCCACGTATCCGGGGTTGAGCACCTTCATCCTTGGGTTGTCCCGAATAGTGGCGCTGATGAACGTATAGCTCTGTGGCCGTACTCCGGGATATGTCTCAATCAGTTCTTCTTTTGTATCAGCAAACACCATCGTCCCGTTGTACGAAGCGTAATACCGCTCAACACCTGAACGCTCAGGAATGGGAATACCTGTGTCTTGATCCAAATACCAGTTCACAAAAGGCATAAGATGGCTGTCGCGACGTGGGTTGCAGGTCGCAATAAGCTGATGCGGCCCTTTGGCCTGAGAACGAATACGAGACTCAAGATATCGAATCTGCACGTCCGTGTGGTTTTGTGCCTCGTCAAATACGACTAGGGAGAACTGTCCACCGTCGTAGTTAGAAATATCTCTATCCGCACCACAAACCTTAAACTGCACTTGTGCCCCGCTAGGAAACACAGCGGTCATTTGCGGGTGTGTCTTAAACTTTGCACCAAATTGTTTCCACATCTTCTCAGCTTCTTGGTACAATCCACCTGCCTGAGAAAGCTGCGTACTGGTTTCACGAATGAACACTGCACGGAAATTTGGATCGTCCTTGTACTTGAGTACCAACAAAAGTGCCTGATGGGATTTCCCGCACCCAGCTCCTCCGCCAAAGATGATGTAGTTACTCTTGCAATCTAGGAACTTTTTGTGTGTAGGCGAGTCCGGACCAAGCACTGTTTTCTGTTTTTTATTGTTCATAGTGCCCTTAATAGAAACAACAAAAAGCCACACAGCATTCCTGCCGTGCAGCCTCCTTTAGAATATTGACTAGCCGCTGCCTAGTCTGCCTATACTTAGTCTTTACAACTTGGCCTAGACAGGCGCTTACGCGGTGTGCCCTATATTTAATGAGCGCGCACATCACAAACGCTCTTATTCGGTGTCGCAGCGCCACTCAACCATGCCTGCGAGCTTTAGTGACCTTGATGCCACCCTCTCCACTAATCCGCTTTCGCGGAGTATGCCCAATCGGAGCGAAGTCCCTCTAGGCAAATTTGTTACGAGTATTAGTTGGTTTCCCAACCGATGTCAGCCCTCGTCGGCTTTCGTGACCTCGACAGTAATCCTGCAACCAGATTCTTTTCTAATTACATTACCTTCTGCATCAATCGACACAGTTGACCAATCTCCACCGATAGTCCCAACTGTCAAGACACCTACCTTACTACCAACAGACGACAAACTTTCAACCTGTAGGACTTCTGGCTTCGCTTCCTCTTTCTTACCGAAGATTGCATCGAAATTATCGTAATAATTCTTCCAACCAGTGCCACGGGGCCGAGACCCCTTACCAGCATCTGCATGAAATGTTTTCGTATTGTTATCAGACATACATCTCCTTTATTACAAATACAATCCGCCTGTCCCGGTGTCTGTATATCCTGCTGCGTTACCCGGCATAATTGTATTAGCTGCACCGTAAGATTGGACCATCCCGCCAGCGTAGACATAATAACGTGTGCCAACTGAACCTGTTGTCGTGAATGCGGTGTTGTTAATCATCAACTTGCCGCCATTGTACACATTGGTAAAATTCGTGAATGTTCTATTAGTGGCATCGCAAGAAGCATTCTTATAGATCACACCGCCAGCAACTTCATAGTGCACAGGAGCGTTGCCAGTAATAGTATACGCCCCTGCAAGATTAATCTCAGTCCCCAAATATGCAATCATATGCTTAGCCACGCAAGCTCCAAACTGGCACCCAACATCCACATACACAGAAGTCCCAACATCCTGAGTGTTAATACCGCTACCACTTCCGGTCGTTTGAAACTTAATACCTTTGACAGTGACCCTAGCCCCACCTTTAGCAAGAAACGCATCCGTGTTAGTACCTTGCACGATTACGTTACCCGGAGTAGTGGTGTTACCTACAATACTAAAGGAAGCTGCTCCGATACCCGGAGGATTGCCTTGCACAACAATTGCCGGGTAAGTACCATCAGCAAGCTGAAGAATCACATCCTTATTACCTGCATCTAGATAAGTACGAATAACATCTTGCGCTTTCTGTACCGTCTTGAATGGATGAATAACATTGGCATAGTCTTTAAGGCCATTGTTGTTGGTATCATCTCCGTTGTTTACGTCTACATAGAAAGTCTTAGCTGAACGCGATACTTCTCTTGGGCTGGCGGCAATACCACCGTCAAGAGTGCCGTAACCAATTGGTGTAGCCACTAGCATTTTATCCCGCCAGTTAACAGGGAGGTTAATCTCGACCGTGTTAATAAGAGTTGGGAAATAACTAAGGTTAGGTGTATAATTAGGTCCAAACACAAAATCAGTCAACGCTGATTGTGTACCGTTGCCACCTGCATCCACCCACGGCGAAATGAACGTTGTGCCAGTATAACCGCCGTCTAGGTAGAAGCAACAGCCGCCCGTGGTGCCGTTCTGGTTGTAATAGCCGCCGCACATGTTGAACTGGCAGTTGAACATTAAACCTTGAAGCCAGTAGTCCTTGCAATTGTTGACGCGACCTTCAAAAGCTAAGCGTGTGAACATGTTACCGAGGAACGAGCCAATGATATTTGTGGACTTGCACCATAGCCCATTCAGGAAGTTTGAGCCGGAGATGTCAGACATGTCGCCGTGCTCGACCCATGTAGACAGATCGTTGCTGGTGATGTTCAACTGGACAAGAGTACCACCTGTGTAGTCGTTCAGAACCACATCACGCATAGCCCATTTTACCGTGTCGTTCCAACGCACACCACCAATCGCAGTGTTGCCGCCACCATTATTGATATTGGCACCATCACCCAGCATGATCACAGGCTTGTTACCAAGCTTACCACCGTTGTTGGCGCCAAAGAAATTGGTCTTGATGTCAAAGCACCAGCCTGTATGGGTTGGCTTGAACTGATTCCCACATAGACCGATGACAATACCGCTACCCATCGAATACTGGCCCGGATCGACCACAATCGACGATCCCAGCTTGTAGCCTGCTGACTTAAACGGAAAGACCAGCGTGCCACCCTTATTAGTGTAGAGAGCAGCCAAAGCAGCGTTCACTGCTGGTGCATCGTCTGTGACGCCATCGCCTTTGGCGCCGTAGTTGGTGACGTAGAAAATATTAGAGGGGTCTGTGCTGGCAGAAAGCCCTGCCAAAAGAAACCTTCCGCTGGGATCAACAGGAACTTCGTCCTGCGAGATATAACCTACAATTGTTGTACTACCTGTACCGGGCTGAACAACCACTTCGCCCTTTTCATTAACTCCCCAAGAGGATGTAGTTGTGTTTGTCATGGTTGGCCTTTACAAATTATTATTCGTGCGGAGGGAATTTCACCCTCTCTTAGCTTCTCGTAGAAGCCTCGTCAACCGTAAGGCTAACAATCTCTAAGGTAGTAGAGAAGGTATAGTTGGCACCTGCGCCGAATGTGGTTAAGCACTCCACCGGGTGTCGAACCCTGCAACTATATTCTGGAGCGGAATGCCGGAAATCGAACCGGCTACTGCAACTTGGAAGGATGCTGTGTTCCCACTTACACCAATTCCGCTATGATTTGGCAGGCCCGGCAACGAATCGAACGTGCCACAGTAAGTTTTGGAGACTCACTCGCCAACCTTGGAACATTCGGGCCTATGTAAGTGCACTTTCGCAGCAAGAGCCGTCTCTGAAGACCGGATGCGGTTTACTTGTGCGTAGATGGTGGAAAGTATTAGATTCGAACTAATGGAGCCGTATAAATAGACTCGACAGGTTAGCAACCTGCTGCCTTAAGCCACTCAGCCAACTTTCCGTGGTGCTCACTGTTGGATTTTAACCAACGCGGGATTTCTCCTCCGGGTTACAAAGCCGGTGCAATCGAACGAACTATGCGAAGTGAGCTTATTGTTTTCAGGACGCCTCTACTGCTACAAAGCTGATGAGGAGGGGCAACGACCCTGTAGAGGAAGCGTCTTGAAAACGGCCTCTTGTGGAAGCCGAGTGCCAATTCTTGTGAAGGCTATGGCGAAAGCCTTAAAGTTGATGCGCTAGAGTCATGTGGCCGCATGATTTCAAGATCGACTCACTCAACAAAACAAATTGTACACTGCTCTATGAATCTTGTCAAATCTTATTAACGTTACCCATGTCTACCACTTGTACATCTTGAGCAAATTCCGGGCTGATGTTGTCAAAATCCAACGCTGGTGTATTATCGTCCTCTGCCGTGCTACCCTGACCGATAAGACCTGTTACTTTGATATCCAGCAACATTGCCTTAATCTCGTCAGCCCTTTGGGCCTCTGCACTATCCATGTAAAACTTCAACAGTTTCTCAGCAGCAATCATCCTGACACGCTCGTCATTACTCGTTAACCCTGCTTCTAACACTTCCACAGCTTTCTTACTAATCTTATTAAGCTGTTTTACAAGCTTGTCTAGTTCGTGCTTCTTTTTGAACAACGGTTTGGGTGTTGTACTCACCACATCACTCATACTACCTCCTTAAAATTCTTAACAAGTGAAGGATAGCATTTGTGCCCTATCTTGTCAATTTTAGGCTTGACAGCATCTAGAACAGGCTCTACAATTCAGTCACTAACCACTTTCAAGGAGGGAACAATGCTGAAAAATGTTAAGGTGTACTATCGTCAGAACGGTAAGCTAGCTTGTGTGAACCTAGATTATGCAGACAGTTACAACCGTGCTATCTGGTGTGTACGAGAACAAGTACTTGGATGTAAAGACAACTGGTTCGATGTCAAAGGTCCAGCTATGGCTCTGGTGAACAAATGAACGACCTTGAACACATCCTATACGAAGTAGAGCAACAAGAACGAAACTTTGCCGACTTTGAAGACTTACGCTTTGCAGAAATCTTTCTGACAGACAAAGAAGCAAAAGGTAAGAAAATTGCGCTGTATGTAGGGCGCGCCCGTAACAAATCTAAACAACTCTTTTAAGGAGAAGCAATGAGCGACATCATCGAAACCGAAGTTAAAGAAGGTGCTACCGAGTACAAAACTATTGTGACGCCAAGCTATGTTGAAAGTATGCTAGAAGCATTTAAACACAAAGGGTACGGCTGGGACATCGATCCTCAACGTGAACCTTTCTTCAGCTATATCATGTACGAAGTGTATCTTATCCGCAACGCCAACACTATTGCTAAAGCCAAGCAGCAGCTTGAGTCCGCTGAGAGTGGTAGGGATGTTATGACGAAAGAAAAACGTCAAGAAATCATGGCTAAGGCTCGCGCTGCTAAGAAGATTAACAAAGGTGATAACAATGAAAATCAAGGTTAAATTTGCCAATAAAGAAGTGAACATCAAGAATCTTGTACAAGGCTCTGTAGTCATTCAAGAAGAGGGTAGCGGCTTTCCTCCTACGTTCTATCACATCCACCGCTTTAATACTCGCTGCGACGACGGCTCTATCGATTTGATCATTGCTGACGACTTTGGTAAGTGGGAGAAAAACTCTAAAGACCTTATTTGGCCGATTTGACAGATTAGATTGCAAGTGGTAAATTGGAGTGTCTAACATCGCTGTTGGGCATTCCTATTAACATTTTTACAAGAGGATAACTGATGTCCAACAATGCTAAGCGTTTTACACGAAAGCAAAAGACGGGCGAAAAGCCTGTAGTTGAGGTTGTTGCTGGAGAGGTTGTTGTCCCTGTACAACAAAAACAACTCGCTGTCAAACCTGCTAATCCTCGGCAGAAAAGCCTACTTCAATATCTGCAAGAAGGTCGTCAAGTGGTATTTGCTATTGGCTCTGCTGGTACAGGCAAATCGTTCCTTGCCGCCTACCACGGCTCCGAACTGCTACGATCCAAAAAGATTGATAAGATTTTTCTTGTTCGTGCTAACGTCTCTACAGGCAAAAGCAATGGTGCGCTGCCGGGCACTTTGGAAGAAAAGCTGCTGCCGTTCTTCAAACAGACACTTGAGCATCTTGGCAAGTTCATGGGCAAAGGTTTTCTCGGCTACTGCCTGACAAGTAAGAAAGTGGAGATGCTGAGCGTTGAGCACATCCGTGGTATGAGCATTGAGAACGCGCTTGTCATTGTAGAAGAGAGCCAGAATCTTACGAAAGAAGAGCTTGAAGCAATTCTTACTCGTATTGGAGATGGTTGCCAGCTTGTTCTGACTGGGGACCACAAACAGAATGATCTAAAAGGTAACAGTGGGCTGATGCACACAGTAGAACTCATCAATCGAATGGCAGAACACCAACCAGATTACTTAGAGGACGAAGACCTTCAGTGTATCGCACAGAACGTAGGTGTTGTTAATTTTACACCAGATGATGTTGTTCGTTCGGGACTTTGCCGTGCGTTCGTCAAGATGTACTATTACAATTAAGGAGCCACCATGAAACACATGAACAAAGACCTTATGAAGCTGCTTGGCGGGCAACAAGAACCGTTCCAAGTACAAGCTTCCCCCATCAGCCAAGTGTTCCGCGTTACGATTGACGAAGAATTCCGCGACGTGTTCCAATTTGCCGAGCTTGTAGATGTGTTGGAGAATGCACAAGAGGGCGATGTTGTGCAGATTCGTCTGTCCACTGTTGGAGGCTCTCTTGGTGCCATCATCCCTCTTATCAATGCTATGAAACACACTGAAGCATTCATTCATGTGTTTGTTGAGAGCGACACCGCGAGCGCAGGTACAATGATTATGGCTCTTGCACACAGCCTGTACGTCAACGAGTACGCAACAATAATGTACCACAATGTGCAATACGGTGCACAAGGTCACGGTGGGAACGTTGAAGCTCAAGTGAACCACATCACAGCTTCTAGCAAGAAAATCATTCGTGACCTGTATGCTGGGCTACTTACGCCAAATGAAATTTCGCGTCTGGAAGATGGACTTGAACTGTATATGGATGCTGCCGAGTGCATGGATCGCTTTGAAGCACGTACGAATGCTCGCATGAAGGAAATTGAGCAAGCCAACCAGCCCACTAAGAAGCCACGCACGAAGCGTGTTAAGAATGTTGTACAAGAAGAAATTGTAGAATGACTGGCGCCCTAGCTTCGGCTGGGGCATTTTTATTTGTACAAAGTGCTTGCATTCTTACGGAAGATGGGCTACCATAGATTCGTCAACAAATTTAAGGAGGGAGTATGGACAACATTTTCAACAAAAATGGAATCACTGTTGCAGAGCTTAAGAGGCTCATCGCAGATTGGCCTGAAACAGATACATATGGTGAGCCGTGTGAAGTGTGGATTTCAACAGGCTATTGCCTTACTAGTCCATGTGTAGCGGTAGGAATGCTTAACTACAGGAAAGATGAAGATATGGAGTGGTCTGATATTCTGTTTGAAGTAAATCAACATTTAACCAAGGAATGTCTGTGAACTCCACATCCATCAGCCTTCTAAACGGAGGGCACTTCGATTACGAAGCCCCTGAGCGTAGCCGATATGGCATAGAAGACATCGCTCGTGGCTTATCCCACACAGCACGCTTCTCAGGGCAAACCAATCGCGTCTACACTGTAGCACAACACTGTGTCTTGGTAAGCAAGATGGTGCCACAAGAACATGCTCTAGAAGGGCTTCTGCACGATGGCATAGAAGCCTTCATGGCAGACATCCCAAGCCCTCTTAAGCGCATGCTGCCGGGCTATGTGGAGCTTGAGAAGCGCGCTGAAGTGGATATGTGCAAGCGCTTTGGCATGAAGTTTCCGTTTCATCCAAGTATCAAGGAAGCTGACATTCGGGTGTTCCTTGCAGAACGTAGGGACATGCAGCCATGTGTGACAGAAGTTTGTTATGAGGGCTATCAGCCCTATCCAAACAAAATCATTGCATGGGACAGCCACATGAGTTATATTTATTTTATGCGTCGTTTTAAGGAGCTTACGAAATGAAACTGAACGATTTTTTCTACGCTGTTATCCTAGTTCTTATCATGCTGCTCGTCGGCATTGGCATTCTTCCTGATATGGCGGATGTATGAATATTTACGTTATCGGGCTGATCATGGGGTATATGATTGGGCAGATGTTGATTGAGATTTATTGTTAAGGGGGTTGTGATGGCTATTATTGGATTTATTTTTCTTGTACTTATTGGACTGTTCTTAATTTACGCTGCTGGAGTGCTGTTCTTTGCAGGGATGTTCATGAATGATATGAGCGGAGCATTCATCCCTCTGATCTTAGCAGTAGTAGTGTTTTGGGCAGCATTACATTGGGCACCATTCACGATTACGTTTGTGGGAGGGGTTGCACCTCCTGTCGGAGGTGTGCGATGACTAACGACAAATACATTATAAGATACAACGTGAATGAACACGGAGAGCTTCCTCTTTCTTATGGCAGGTATGTCCGCTATGAGGATTATGAAGATCATGTAAACGAGCTTCTTGGAGTGATTAATAGCCTTGAATCTGATTACACAAATGGGTACGAGGATGGGTGGGGAGAAGGTTATGAAGCTGGGTTGGAGGATGGTCGATGAGTGATTTTGATCGGTATTATGTTAGATACGAGAGTGAATACCTTGAGCACGACGTAGAAGGTAAGTTCATGTTGGTGGAAGACCATCTTGCGATTGTTGAGAAGTTGAAGGCTGAGATTGAAAGGCTTGCGCTTGAACGTTTAAACGACGCTTACGATGAAATTTTCAACAAAGGGTATCAAGAGGGGTGGAACGACGCTAAACAGTTTCTCAGATTTGACTGATGCTCACAGGCTCGCTGACAGCAATTGTTGGCGGGCTTTTGTTTGTGTGCGCAAATTTGACAAGATATCATAATAATGTTATAATTAGTATGTAGCATATAAATATGCAGATAAATAAGGAAGATTGATGGCAAACGTTAAAAAATTTAGCAGGGAAGAGGCACTAGCACTGCGGGAGCAAGGTTACTCGCACAAACAAATATCCGTTGCACTCGGCTGCTCTAAAGCTTGGGTTGCAAAGGAACTGATGGGTGTGGAGAAGGGGGAGGGACTGGCGGTGGATGGCACGAAGGTGCAGGCTATTGCGATTCTGGAGGAAGCTCTGGCGAAGGTGAGGGCGCTTTAATAACAAATTGGGTAATAACCTTACGAGGGCGCTTTGTGCGCCCTTTTTCTTTTATGGAGAAGAGATAGTGAGCAAAGAATGTTTTGAGTGTGGAAAACCTGCAACTGAAGATCATCACGTAATCCCCCGTGCCCTTGGCGGCACGAAGACTATTCCTCTATGCGGAGGGTGCCATTCACGCGTACATGGAGGTTACAACAAAAGGCGGGACGATCATAATGAATTGGTGAAGACCGGAATGGCAAGAGCAAGGGCAGAAGGAAAGACGTGGGGATTTGGAACACCCGGTTGTACGGTAGATCACGCGAAAGTAATGAAGCTTTCCGCTGAAGCTTTGGAGAAATTAAAAATTGAATATGCCGAGTCTATCATCGACAAACTGATTGAACTTAGGAACCAGCTTATGTCAGTAAATACGATAGCAGAAACCCTCAACAAAGAAGGTGTGAAAACTCAACGTGGAGGGGATTGGTACGCCAAGTCTGTTGCCAATATTTTTGACACTCTTGGTGTACCTTTCAGAGACAAAACAATGTTGGGTAGCTTACAATACATCAAGAAATCTGTAAGCGACGAACAACATTCGACACAGACTGAACCGTCCACATCCCACCCCGCGCAGTAGCAACCTCGTTTTCATTAAATTCTTTAGCAATCTCATAAAGCGTCATTCCACTTGCCCTCATACGTTGGAGGTTGGGGCGAAGGCGCTCAGCAAACATATTTGCAACTTTAGATGTTGCGGCAGCACCTTTGGCTCCAGCCTCTTTGAGATTGGTAGGATTACCGGGAGTCCAGTCAGGCTCCCTACGTTTCTTCGCCTGCAAAGCCACTTTTGTACGGGAACCAATAGCATGGCGCTCAGCCTCACCAACCACGCATGCAAAGTGAATCATCATAGGAGAAACCTCTTCTCCATACTCTGCTACTACAAACTTAAGCTTCGTCTCCATAAGCGTCATGATGAAGGCTGCACGACGGCTGAGGCGGTCTAGTTTGGAGACACACAGCGTAGCCTTCAACTTCAAGCACTTCTGGATTGCTGCCTTCAGTACAGGCCGGTTTTTAAGATCGTGCTTACCGCTCACACTCTCTTCTACAATCTCAAGCAACTCATACCCATTCGCCGCTGCAAAGGCTTCGATTTCGGATACCTGTGCTTCGATACCGTTGCGTGCAGAAGTTTGACGTTCTGTCGAGACACGAACCACACCGATCATAAGCTTCTTCATAGTTTCTCCTTGCTGAATATTGAACTGATGAGAGAAGTATAGCCTTTGGAGTACGAGTTTACAAGCGAAATTTTCAGAAAAATTAAAATTTCAATCAGCTTACTTTTGTTGGAATATAGAAATAGTTGTTGAAAATATATCTGTTGAGGTGATTTTCAATTTTATGAGGGGTTTCGGTCAGGAGTCTACTGAGGCAGTTGCGTTGCTTAATAGGGCCGACGAGTGCCGAAAACACCCCTTCTCTGCCCTCTAAAATATCTGTCTGGACTGCTCCAAAGGCTATACGTTCGTTAGGTCTGCTGGAAGAGGGGCCGTTTACACTACTCCAAAGGCTAACGCTCCGTCGCACGCCTGCTCATCCCTCACACAATCCCACCCTCACAAATGCCCCTCTGACGCGAATACAGGCCCTCAGCGCCCCCTTTCTCCGTCCCTCTGTAGCTTCACCCCATCTCGCCATCACTGGCCCTCTGTTGCCCCTGTCCTGCTGCTGCGGGATGCCCTCTCACGCACCTAGCACGCCTGTCTGTGTGTACACACTGTACTAGATAGCACTTTGGCAATACATAACTCATTGGTTATGAATGTGATGCGTCACGATAATACCCCTCGTCGGTGCCCAAGGTTGTGCGATTACCGAACACAAACGGGTTTTTGCTTGACCACTCTGTCCCCAATAATAGCTTGTGGATAACAATGTGGATAACTTGGGGATAAGTAGACTACTGTAAGCCTGCTATTGTGGATAACTTTTTAGCTCTGTACAAAAGAAAAGAGCCGCGAAAGCGGCCCCTTCTACGTCGTATCTTTAATGTGCTCACTATAATCGTACCGTCTAGTGTGCCTCCAATGAGTTGCGTCAATTGGTATCCCTTGTGCAAGTCTACCTAGTATGGCAACACCACTTCGAAGGAACAGAACATCTCCTATAGGGTCCGCGTCGTCAGCACTGGGCATGCCATCCAACACTGATTTCCAATCATCCATCATGGCCTCTGCCAGTTAGCAATGTGGCAATCATACCCCAAACAGTTGATTTCCATAATATGTTTCCCTTTCCACACAACATAATTACCATTCTTCTTTTTGTCGTACTGATAACCTCTTGCAATGCGAGATTCCACAACAGCTTGCTGTTCAGGTGTCAAATAGGTACGCTCTACAGTGGTCTGCTCTGCATTGTTCGATTCTTTCTTTACTGCATACTTCTCTGCCGTACGCTTGAGCAACAGTGCAGTCTGTTCGGTACGATGAGGAGTCATGTTACCAGCTTCTACAGCGGCATTGATGTCTGCATAGATTTCGTCTGCAATAGCAAGAGCCTGTTTTGGATTGTCCTTTGCAAAGGTCCAAATGAACGTTTCATAGTTGTTGATACGGTCGGAGAAAGCACGATATGCAGAGTGTTTGCCAGTGACGATAAGTTGCGCTTCTTTGAGGAATTCTACAGTGTTCATTTTAAGCCCCTTGTGTATGTTTGCATCCGATGTAGTAAGTTCATCCAATGAACACACTATACCTAAGCACTCTAAGCTTGTAAAGCACTATTTGCGAAAACACCGATTTATTTTCTTATTGCTTTTATACAAACATAACAGGCAGGGGTGGATTAGCCTATCAACACACATGCGCTACAGGAACCATCACTGTAACGCACTTAAAACAAACACGTCAAGCGCTTTTTACATCGATCACAACCCCTTGCCTAGTCAACATCACATTCGCCTTAAATACTTTCTTTCCCTCGTACAACACAACATTTAGCCCTTTGTCCGTCAACATGTCTCTGTATGCTTGTGTGCCAGCTTTCCACACATTGCTTGCCATCCATGCTACAGCGTCATATGCTGCATCTTCGCTTGCGTTCCCATAGCCTTCTACCATGCCTGTAGTGCCATTGTAAGCCACAACAAACGAATGTTGGTCTTGTGCCTGTTGAGACATGCTAGAATCCATCATAGGGGTGTTGTCACTAGATGCAGCACCACAACCCATAAGAGAGAATGCAATAGCGATAGAGAGGATGATTTTGTTCATGGCTGTTCCTTTAAATAACTCTTATCCGACACTTTGCAACCCTTTGCTACCTGCTCATCTAGCCAATCCTGAGCCCTCCATTGCTCGGCAGTGTCTAGCACTCGTGACGTACCTACGAAGCAAACATAATTGCCCCCATTGGTTAAACATCACTTTTACAGTGTGTAGCTTCACACTACCTGTAGGTTGCTTATTCATGATGTCATTTCCTGCTGTTGTTGATGTTAAAGCCATTGTATGGCACTTGGATATGCCATGTCAAGCATTTTTCTAAGATTCTTAAAGATACACAATCTTGACAGATGACAAGACTTGATATATAATTAAGGAGTCGATAACTACGTTAGGTTAAACAAATGGCACAACAATTCAACTACAAAGAAGCTTCAGCAGAAGAGATTGCGAAGCATTTTCTTTCGTCTAGTCGGCAAGTGGTAAGCCACACTAGGCGTTACTATAAAGATGATGTAGATATGCACGACAAGATTACACAAGCGTACAAACTTTATGTGATGGCGAAGATTGATACTAAGGATGGTAAGCAATGAGACAAACAGCAGATGAAATGAGGCAGCGTTGTTATGATGCTCATAATGGATACTACAGTTACGAGAATGCGGACTTCCAGCACAGCACAAGCAAAGTCAGTATAACATGCCCTGTGCATGGTACATTTGAACAAACCACTAATAAGCACTATAAAGGCAGGGGTTGTAGGGAATGCTTCTATGCTAGAAATGCAACCAAATACGCTGGTGTATCTGTCTCCAGTATTAAGGCTACAGATATTACCGGCTATAGGTTTGGTCCTGATGAGAGGTTAGAAGTACTAGTATGCGTGCAAGATGCTAAAAAGTCTGCTGGAAAGCTCTATAGCGTAAAGTGTCACGAGTGTTCAAAAGACTCTGAAATGTTCGGAGATGGGTGTTTTACAATGTCAAGAGAGCAAATAACAAACAGGGATATTCCGTGTGGTTGTGCTCCAATATACAAACCAAACGAACAACAAATGAAGATTATAGCAACGAGATATACAGAGGGTAAGACATTTAAATTCTTAGGGTTTGAGGGGCAATATGCCGGATTTAAGACTATGCTTCGTTTCAAGTGCGATATTGACGGTCATGAGTGGTCCAGAAAGTACCAGAGGTTTACTAGAGATACAGCATGTTTTAAGTGTGGCCGTATTGCTTGCGGCGAATCGAACAGGATAGACGATGATGTATATGCTGAAAAACTTTTATCTTACGGAGCATATGAAAAAGGTACAACTCTGCGTAGAACAAGAGATGAGAGCAACACATGGTATCTTACATGCCCCACTTGTAGCAAAGATGGACAAGAATTCAGAACTAACCTTTCAAGCCTAGTTGCAGGTTTCAAACCATGTTTTTGTGGATCACCCGGAGGCTATGACAAAAGCAAAGATGGATACTTTTACGTCATCCGTGCGGTATCTGATGAGTCGGAATTCACTGGATATGGCATAACCAACAAACCAACGACAAGACTTTCTCAGCACAAAAATAATCTTGCTAAAAAAGGTTTTGTTATAGCTGAGATTGAATTGTTTGATATGTCTGGACAGAAAGCACCAGAACTAGAAAACGCGGTTAAACAGCAATTCCCGCTTAATAAACAAGATATCGCAGGATTCAGGAAAGAGGCAACGTATCACTATTTGTACAATGATGTAGTTGCCTTTGCAGAAGATTTTATCTGTTAATCACTCGTCACGTTCAAAGATTGTATAAATCTTTCCGTATCGGTCTTGCCATACTCGGGCAGTGCTTTTCGATCCTAGGGCGGGATCATGGAAAACCATAGTAAGGCCATCTTTACTTACAAGTTGCATGTATTCGTAGCTATTCTTGTAAATGTTTATGCGTGCAACTAGTTGCCTCACTACGTCCTGTTGCACACCTCGTTTACCATTCCCATGTCCCACTTTGCAACCAACATCTTGCATAGGCATGTTCTCATAACGTTGCATATCAATGCAATATTCCATCTTAACCTGTAGGCCATTCATGGGATGACTCTGTGCATAAGACTCGCTGTATGCTACAGAGCTAGACATTAGCACGATACACAAGAGGCAGAGGGAAATGAGTTTCATGTTAGGCTTTCTTGTTGTGTTTGGTGGGCATTGAAGGATTCCAACCTTCACCTCCAGCTAGGTTTATAGAGATAATCCTCAGAGACTTCTAGAAGTCTCCCCTAGCTAGTAGACCCGCATGGATGCCCTATAATATTATTTCCAGCAATCAAAGTGTTTATCAAGCTTGCGATTCCAGACAGTAAACCAGTTGCCGTAAGGAGAAATAATCTCAACCTGAGTGCTAGTCATCTTACGATTCTCAAACAGAATGTTAGCTTCTTCTTCGGTGTACATGTCGGAGAATTCATCTCCTGAAAAGTTGTACCAACGAAGTTGCCAATCTTTAAGCTGTTGCATGATGTTCCCCCCTCTGTGTTTGTTAATCGAATAAGTCTAGTGTACACAAGCTTTCTAAGCACGTCAAGAGTTTTATAGCACCAAGCAATTCAACTGTTGAGCGCAAGCGAAACAGGCAGGATGCGTAGCAGACTACATCTTAGCCTCAAGCCTTTGAACACTATCTTTCTTAGCCATTATGATTTCTCCTGTACAACAACACTAACAACCCTATATTCGTCCACACAATCATTGTCTAAGCTACCTTGCTTCCACTTATCGCAGCTTTCAATAGCTCTATCAAATGCATGGTAAATCTCAAGCTGGCCTTTAGTGCTGCAAAAAAGCCATGTTTTACTTATGTTGTCATACCATTGAATTGCATACATAATCATTCCCCTTTGCACACACAATCGTTACACATCTTCCAACCGTAACACCAATCTGTGTAGCAGAATGTCCCTTTCATGTAAGGACAATCTTTCAGCTTAGCATAGCCGTACAATCTTGCGTTATATCCTACATTGTAGGCGAGTGACATGTAATGTCTCCGTTAGGGATGTTGTTTAGAGGATTAGTTTAACGAAAGTTAAACAATTCCTGCTACATGAAAATCCCACCAAACAGCAAAAGGCAACCCAATAAATCCTACTGTCATAAGAATGATGAACAAGAGGAATAGGAAATTGTGCAGCTTGTCGAATGTTTGCATGTTAGTTGTCTCCTCATTCAATCTTACCGGCACATTCCAGAGAGTGGAACATGCAATAGCCATATTCTTCTGCTGCTTTCTGCCAGTCCAAACCTTTGTATTCTTGTGCACCATACACAACCATATATTTGTACTTACTAGTTTGGTACAGCATCACTGGACAGTCGCCGTCGTTGAATGTAGTAAGAAGAGTTTTCATGTCAGTTGCCTTTCTGCACGTTGTTATAAATCCATTGGTTAGCCTTGTACATAACACAAGCTTCCGCTTCTTCCTTGCTCAATCCTGCCGCTACAGTGCGTTGCCCTTCCGGCTTAGACGTATCATGTACAATGTAGCAGCCATTTAAAGGATTGCGATATTCTTTGAATGGGCTGTTTGCTCGTGCCTGAATTACGTCAGAGACGAAAGTGACACGTTGGTTTTTAAGCATTGTGATGTACATGATATTACCTTTCAGGAAATAATAGCAGCCCAAGGGGCGGAGACTACCAGCACCACAACCATGAGGATTACGAAGAAAAGAGATTTGTGCATGTTAGCCCCTAATTAATTACAAGTTATTCTCAGCGCGGAATTGGAAGAACACAGCACAGATGATGCACACCAGCATAGGAAGAGGCATCACAACAATACTGTTGCTCATGAATGGCTCCATAGCTACAGCCAATTTAAACCCTGCGAAGAATGCCGGAAGAGTGGCAATCATGCAGAGTAAGGAAAGAGCGACGTAGCAGAAGGAAGAGAGTTTCATGTTTGGCTCTGTGTTTGTTGATCGAGTAGAGACAGTGTAGCTAAGATTTTTAAGCTTTGCAAGCACTTTCTTAAGAATTTTATCTGTTGCAGAAATGACAAAGCCGCCCGAAGGCGGCGAATGTTGCTAGAATGGACACTCTAAGCTATCATCGTAGCTTGTCGATTGCATCCTATCATCCCACGTATAACGGCGCTCTCCGTTCCTGTGATACATTGGGGAACCATCAGGATTAGTTGTAGAACCCTCTTTATCGGGCGCTGATGGCGTTTTCTCTTTGGATGGCTTCGGAGCTACATTACCCTGCTTTAAACCGCTTGTGTTGCGTTCTCGTGGCTCCTTTGGATCAATCTTAACTGATGCCGCAATCACACCCTTTGGACGAGGATTGCCAGACTGCATAAAGCATTCAACAATTTTGAAACCATTGACGTAGTACGTGTTACAGTTACCCTTGCCTTTACCGGGCTTGTACTGCATCCACCCACTGTCAACAAGTGACTTTCTTACTTTTTCGATTGTCTTGATATGTATGCCTGTATGCTCGGATATAGTTTCTGTGCTAGGCCAGCATTTATATCCCTCACCATCTTTGATGTTGGCGCAGGCTAGTAGGTATGTCAGCACGCGGAATTCTGCGAGTGACAGATTGACACAAGAGTCCTTACTCTTGCACAGGAGCGTAGAAAGCTCCATTGGGGAGATTGTTTTTTCCATTGTTATCCTTAGTAGATTGAGTATCCTGCAACATCATTTTCTTGACAAGTGTTAGAATAAACTTTTGCCTAGACAGTTCGCCTCTGTTAGCATCTATCCAGCATGCCACATCAGGGTTAAGGTTAAGTTGCATAATTTTCCTTAGTTAATTTGCTACACAACAATTGTAGCACAGGTAAGATCGTATGTCAAATACAAAACCCCGCTTTAAGCGGGTATTAGGAGGCATGGTAGGAGTGTAAACCCCGCTTTTAAGAGGTTGATAACCCCTCATTAGAGAGGTGCAAAACCCCGCTTTTCTTCCGATCTAATAGATAAGTTAACAGATAAAAGAAAAGATAACTTAAGGCCCTTAGTTCTTACAATTATCTTTCTTACTCTCTGCTACGGCTTCGCCTCCACAGAGGAACAGATAACATAGCTTCGCTATAAGTCTTACAGACTGTTTGTGTGCTACGCCTTTGAGCGCGAGCGCATGCGAGTAAGACTAAATTTGTTTGGTGCAACGAGCGAAGCCGAGATATGAAGATAATAGAAACCCCGCTTAAAGCGGGTATTTGATCACTCCTCTACCCACTCACCCAGAGCTTGATACAACTCTTTAATCTTGCGTTCGTTCTTCTTCATCTTCTCAGCCATGTTAAGCGCATCACACACTTTGTTGGCTGTCTCTTCGTCCCAGCACACAACATCGTTGAAGCCCATCCAAATTGCCCAATGTGGCACAGTTGAACTTTCTATTTTCTTTACTGTGTATTTTTGTTCTTTAGTCATTTCGCCCTATCATCACTCAGACTTTAACCTGAGAATACATCTTCAAGACTTCAGCATTGCTAGTGCAGACACTTCCAGCATAGTAGTTGTTCCGCGCTTCCTCGCAAGCTTTGGCGAATTCATCGCCGGACAGAATATTAGCAGCGCGGAAAGGTTTTGCAGCACCCTTCATGTATTCTTTCATGCGCTTGTCGTAGATTGCACGATAAGCATTTTGTGCCAAAATAAAATCATTCTTCAACTCAACATCGGAAGGGTTTTTCTTGTGCTTCGCATAGGCGGCATTGACAGCCGCGAATGCATCAGCTTCTACTTTCATGTTTGCCAAGGTTTGTTCGACGTTCATGATGTTCTCCTATGTGTTGTGTGCTGGGATGGCTTCTTAGCGAAGCGACAGAAGAACTATACCGCACATCTCAAAGCAATGCAAGCACTTTTATTTATCTTCTTCGCAAAATAACCTGTCAATTGTTTGATTGAACCTGCCAGCAGCATCAAACAATATCCGTTCTTTTATGCTCAGTCCTTCTATGTACAGCTTAGATACACCTTTTGCATTATCTGCTTTCACTTTCACCCAGTATCCAAGTTTACGCGGTGTACCCCTGTCGGCATAAATCCCTAGCACATCTTCAAGATGAATAACATTCCTATCAACTCTCATGAATCCAGATATATAAGGGCCGTTGTAAATGTTCATCACCTCTCCCTCGTCTCATCCCAAGGGACAATCTCTTGCCAAAACCCTGTGTTAGACAGTTTATCATCCATCCGCATGTCATACACTTTAGCCCCATCGTATCCTAGCTCTATGCACACTTGATGTTTCTTGCAAAGTTCTTTAAGCTCTGCAATAAAGTTGTCGTATTTGGTTGTCATTTGTCATCACTCCCCATATTTAGCCCTAGCCTCTGCCAGCTTTTTCCTCACGTCCCACAAGGAAGCCCCGCACGATTCCATACGCTCTTTACGGTTTGCTACAGTGTGCGCTAGCAAAGCTAATTCATAATGCTCAATCTCTTTCAAGTAACGCCTCTCCAACACTTCCAAAACCTCCTTATTCGTCATCGGCACTTCATAGCTTACATCTGACTCAACCCTACAGCCGTACGTATTCCCTTCAAGATTGTAATTCAACACATGCTCAGGAGAGAGCGTTTCGCTCAACGTGCTAAGATATTCGATAGCCTCTTTCACAGTGCGCCCGTCAATGGCATTCAGCCAATCGATGTCTTGTGTGATTGTTTTGGTGTAGGTCATGATTAGTGTAAATTGTCAATACGTTTAATATCCCACTCAGTTTTACCAGTGGCCTTAATGAATGCCTCTATTGCGCTAGAAAGCAGCATTTGGCAAGGTGCTTCCCACGTACTGCCATTATACATCGTGAATTTCCAGATCATGTTATCCCCTCCCATTCCGGCCTCGCCCTCTGCGCTGCCCATGAACGTATAATCTCACATAAACTTAAGCACGTCAAGCACTTTTAAACTGATTCTGAGTTTGGCCTAACCTTGTTGTCATCGTAAGTTATGAGCCAGCACGAATCTCTATCAATCATAGTGCTTGCAGTCATCATATCTGCCCCGGCATCCCAAATCTCTGCCATGTACCAGCCCTCAGGATGGATATGGGCATGACCGGCACCAAATAAAATCTCAATTCCATCAGGCATGCTGTCAAGATGCTTTTGTAATTTCTTTGCCCATGCTATTTGTTCCCGAGTCATCACAAATTCTTCGTATTTCATACATTCTCCCTTCAAACACTCTCAACACTAAATCCTTGCATTCCATGCACTACAGATATTTGCGAGCCGTTCGGAAAGGTTTACTTTCCTTCAAAGATTGCCAATTCTTCTTTCCCTTCTAACATGTCGTACAATTGAAACAGAACGTCTGTAGAACGATTGTAGGAAGCTGTTGCAATCATGGCTCTATAGTTTGGTGTGGCTCTGCAACGAGCTAGGATTAACTTTAGGGCTGTTTCTGTGTATTTGGTCATTTAATCTCCGTCCGCACGTTAACAAATCCCAACATAGCCGCCCCATCTAAAAGCTTATTTGCCAAGTGCACTGCTTCCACTTTATTAAGAGTGACACTAAACACGCTGTCATCTGCCAATTTAATTTCAATGTCGATGTATTCGCCATCGATAAACACTTGCGGGGTCATTTGATATTTTCCTCCTCTTTCCTAGCTTTCAAACAATATAGCGCAGAAAGAAACTCTTGTGCATCGATATAAGGCTGTGCACCATATGGGTAGCAGATGCACTCTTTCAACACTTCAATTAACTCGTCAATTTCAATTGTCATATCACCCTCACACATTCAACATAATCACACAAATTGTCACGAATGCAACAAATGCCAATATGGCAATGATTATAAAAACAGCGCCCTCATGCTCGCGTATGAATTTGCGTATCATTGTCTCCTCGCGTTTAGAGCCTCATCAGGTGCTCAAAGTTGTTTAGGCTACCACCCTACAGGCCGCATTGTGTTGTGGCCTTGTGGGCATCTCCTACGCCTTGAATCGTCATTATCACATCATTGCAAGAATCACTCTCCCCACATCGGCTCTTGCTCATACCAATTGCCCCGCCCATCACTCCAACGATACTCTACATTTCCTGTATCCTTGTGGATACGCATGGACATGTCTTGATTGTAATACCATTTGCTTGCAAACAGATGGGAAAGGAATTGTTTGATGGTGTTCATGATGTTCTCCGTTTTGTTGAGTGTTTGATGTTTTCAACATCTGTGTGGACATAGCTTAATAGGCTTAGAGTGCTTGTGTCAAGCGTTATTTGCAAGATCGTTAGCAATGTCCATATCAAATGCCGTTCTCAATTGCCCATTCAATGGCAAACGTTTTTGTGCCTGTGTATTGCACCTTGTTTTTGTTTGAAATAAGCGTGACGATGTAGCGCGAGCCGGATTTAAAGACGGCGTAGATACTGTTGGTGAAAATGGGCTTCATTCTTCATTCTCCATGATGTAACGTTTGATTGCTTCGTCTGCAATAATACGTGCCATCGTAATCGATTCACAAATGCCACGGTTAATACGCAGAATTTTTTGCAAATCATCATCAGTAAAGTCGCTTTTCGGATATTCCTTTTTTGGTTTGATTCGGTATTCATCTGTATCATGCCATCCCGGATGGGGGCAATCCCGCCATTCTTCAGGCTGCGACCTGTACTTATACTGAATTTCTGCCCCATCGGCCCATAATTTTATAAGTGCTGCGTGTTTTTGTGGTGTATTCTTCGAATGTTTGTTCATTTCATCCGCCAAATTCAATAAAGCCTTTTTCGGATAATTCATTTAATCCTTTTGTATTATGAGACATGCTTGTCCCTTTTCCCAATCAAGACTTGGTGCACCTTGTATAAGATTCATTTGCTTAAATGCTTCTATTGCAGCATGTCGCAACAGTTCGGGGATATTTACATGTGCAGATTTACCGTGCTCAACAAGAGTTGGAACGAATTGCGCACATGCAATTAACACAACATCTTTATGATAATTCATTTATTCCTCCTTAATGGCATATCCATAAATCATATTCCAATTGCAAAAGTAGTGTATATTGACTTTTGTAAAGCGCAACACACCGCTGTCTAAACTTACATTTGACGTACCTTTATATGTTGTACTGGTATTATCCGAGTATGTAATTTCAATAGTGTATGTTTTCTTTTTAAACATCATTCCCCCGTTATTTCGTCAATAAATTTATACAAAGCATTTCGTGTGCGGTCACGCTCTGCAAGTGCAACATCCCATTCAGCTTGTTCCTTGTTCCTCAAGAGGGCAAGCATGGCTGTTGCTTCAGAGAAAAGGGCTATCTTGAGTTTCAATTCGTGTGCTTGTTGTGGGGTCATTTTTGAGCCTCTTTCAAATCATCGCAGGCATCGCACACATCGTTAATACTGTCCGGACTTTCGCACCAAGGCACCAATTCATCTAACACGCCATGATCTGTAGCTTGTTGTAATGCTTTAATCAAGTTGTCTAATGCAATACTTTGAATATGATTGAGTTTCATTTCTTTTCCTTTCCAAACAATGCGCCAATAGCCAATCGAGTTTCAAACTTAACAGGATCGCGCCTATACTCAATCTGAATCCTTCCGTTAATGCTTCGTGTCACAATGGCGTGTAGTTCGCCTGTGTTGTCGTCGTACACTTCAGCACTCGTTGCTTCATAATGGTTCACTTGCATATGAGCTACACATTTAGCAACAGCCCAATTCGCGTCACTTGCACTATTCACTTGTACGGGATCGTGATAGCGTTTCCCTTGGTAGTATTTAGTTTTTATTGGGCGCATGATTATTCGCTCACTACTTCACAAAATTTAGTAGGTACGTAATATTGGAATTGTCCAAGCTTGATATACAGATCATGTGGCAGATCAATCCGATACGTGCCCCGTCCCATTTCTTCTAGAACGTCAAACACTTTGCCAAACTGACTGTCGTACCACTCTGGCGGGTTAGTGAAACCGCTTTGGTGCGTAATCCGAACTTTCATTTAACCCTCCGTTGTTTGTCCATGTGCTTATTATGCTGATGTTGCTTACCCATGTCAAGAGAAATTTTAGGCATTCTCTTCAGGCTGAATCCAAGAGATGACAAGCACGTCATCTGACAAAAGTTCAATCTTTCGAATATTACTTTCCAGAGCCTTTAATCTAAAAAGTACGCCCATTTGCGCTGCATCCATTCCCTGATGTTCGTATGGCAGTGCATCAGGAGCTTGTGACGAATACCACCATTTGAGAACTAACATGTTCGCATCCCCTTAACCAACGTCACCAGCAATACCCGCCAGCACGAGAATAACGGCGCCTGCTAGAAATGCCATCAACACTACGATAATTTGTAGCACAGAAGGAAGACGTTCCGGTTTGTACGATTGTGCATAAGTGGGCATGTCATTTATCCCTCATGGAAACAATTGCATCAATATCCGCTTGCGAGATGCCAGCTTGTTTAAGCTGTCCGGATAGCTCGGCACGTTCGATACAATGGGGCCATTTACGGAGCCATCGCAGCGGCTGCGAGCGGTCGCTATAGATTCGTGCAACCACTTCACCGGACAAGTCACGCACAGTTACAGATGCTTTCTGTGCCCCTTTACGACTCGCATTAGACGAATATACAAGAAGATTTCCGATTTGCTCTGCCATGATTACATCTCCCGCATTGCTGCTTTAATCGTTGTGATGCTGTACGGTGCACCGTCAGGGGTTTTGGCTTGCCCGTTCGACTTAAGGATATGTAACATTTCTTCCGCTGCATCTTGCTTACTCATGATACTGTTTAGACGTTGCGCCATACGATACAACCCCTCATCGTTGTTGATCCACAGAGAAACGTTCCAGTGGTTCCAATTTTTGTGGCCGTTAAACTTTGTCATGTTGTTTCTCCTAGAAAGTTTGCGTTGTTGATGGATGTATCTTACGTTTGTTAGTGCAGCCCGTCAAGCAACCAAAGCAATAAAAGCTAGAGTGTTTACTCTAATTTAAAACTTGACTTTATATTGACAATCTGTGCAGTAACACGTATAATAATGTTAATCGCGTAGTGCAACGCTACGTTTTGTATGTCTGTTGTCCAATAATCCCACCTAAAGGAATCAAAATGTCCCGTTCATTCGACTATCAGTCGGCGTCCGTCGATGCTATCGCCGTTCGCCTTAACACCGTCCAAGAACAAGCGTATTATCGACTTGTTACATACTACACAAAGAAAAACGATAACGTAATGCTGAAAAAGTTGGCACAAGCAAAGAAACTTTCTAAGATTTTTAAGTTGCAGACGGAATACGCCGAGGAGTATTTTAGTGAGTAAGGTTAATAGGAAGCCAGAAGATTTGATTGGAAAGAGGTTTGGTAACAACCTAGAATTACAGGTCTTGTTTATAGGGGACAGGAAGTGTATGAAGGACACACAGTTTATTGTCAAGTGTGACGTTTGTGCAGCTGACCCTGAACTTTATGGATGCGGACTTTTTACTGCCAAGATTAACAGTATAGATGGCAACAAATACCCGTGCGGATGCGGTAGATCATACATGAAATCCAAAGAACAATATGAAGTATTGATTAAGAGGTTCTGCGCAGATAAAGGATACGAGTTTATAGAGTTTGTCGGCGAGTTTAAAGGTGCAGATTCCACCGTATCTCTGCGTTGCAAGAAAGATGGGACAACGTGGACCAAATGGCTATCTAACCTATGGCAAGGTGCTAATTGCCCATCCTGCGGTAAAAAGAAAATGGCAGCAACTCTAACATTAGATGAAGATAGGGTTAATAGAGAATTGCTGAGTACTGGCAAGTTTTTAGAGGGCACTACTTTTAGGAGGACAACCAATCCTGACGAACATATGAGTGTCTGGTACGTCAACTGCCCATCTTGCAGTAAAGACGGCAAGGAGTTTAGAACTCGTCTCTTTGCATTGAGAAGGGGCAGTGTAAGCTGTCTCTGTCGGCCATCAGGTGGTTTTGATAAGTCAAAAGATGGATATTTCTACGTACTTAGGGCAGTTGCCAACGATAGAGAGTTTTGCGGGTACGGCATAACCACAAAAATTAATAGGCGGGTATCTACTCATAGAAGAAAGTTATTACGAGAGGGTTTTACTCTCACTGAGATAGAGTCGTTCCTTATGAGTGGTGTCGAAGCCATAGAGTTAGAAAAAGCTGTGAAGTCTTCATTCCCCATAGTGCCGCAGTGTGTTGAAGGATTCGTGACTGAGGCTACACATTACTGGCTCTATGATGACGTCGTGGCGTATGTAGAAGACTATACCTCAAAAATTTAACCTGTACAAGCACAACTAGGGGTAATAAGCATACTCAGACGAAATTCGCCTATTTTGCTAATTGTCCCTAGACTCTTCTACATACGAATGCAGCACACCATGCAGCCCTAGAATATCCGCTATCAAGCTAATTGTTGTGACAGCATTCCTTATCAAGATAAGCATCTATAAAATCGCGCCCTTACATTTCCAAAATGTGTTTCCTACAAAAAGAAAAAGCCCGCACAAGGCGAGCTAATAAGAATTTCCGAAAATGTAGAGTGGGCCTCGTGTTTCCCAAGGGGTGTTACATCCCCGCTCGGCACCCAATTTTTCCATCTATTCGTCTTTTCAATTCCAAAACCATTATTCCCTTCCCGCCAAAATGGCCTCCCGCTTTTCTTTCAAATGGTGTTCGTATTGCGCAAAATCCGCAAACGCAAGGAAGCAGACAAACCCAATTCCGATTGCAATAAAAGTTTTCTTCACGTCATTCTCCTAATAGTAAAGGCACATAAGACCGATGAGTGTCACTACAGTGCCTAGCCCAACAAGCATTGGCGATAGCTTATAATCTTTCGTAGTGATTAGCTCGTAAGACAAATACCCTGCGAAGGTAATAATTGCAAGAGACAGCACCTTTGCCAGATTGTTTAGCTCTTGCGCCTGATTCAAAAGTAGCAAGCCAAACGAGTAAACGAACAGCGTTGCAAGTGTGTATGCAAAATGCTTTACTGTCACAATTGTATTATCCACAACATTCTCCTTATTCATGCTGCATTCCTTTTCACTCGTCGGGCTTCCATACCTTGAAAGCTCCAATAGAAGGGATCAATACTCATGTGCGTATTGAGTAGCCTAACACGGCCCCTTGTGCCATAGTTTTTAAGCACAACGTATTCTTCGTCGAATAGGGTTATAATCTCCTCCCGCTTAAAAGGCTCCTCCTTGTTAGTGGTGCCAATTGCATTTCTCATCACACTTCCTTTCCTTCAAATAATCTCGCCACAATCTATGACGCTCGTTCACATCGTTCTCGCAATAGATTATACCTAAGAAGAAACCTGCAAGGAAGCACACAACCATCAAAATAATAACGTACAAAATTGATAACTCATTCATGGCATGATAAGTAGGTAACGAGCAGCTTGAATGAATGTTTTCATTTGCGATGGTAAGTCGTATGTGGTGTCGAACTCAAACACTGTGCCATCGTGATAAATCTTAACAGGCCATTCTTTACCAAGTGAATGTGTCTTAATGTAGGCGTACAACTCTGACTCGGTAGCCCCCATTATTGTGATTTCATCCCTAGATAGTTCAGCCATCCCGCTCTCCTTGTTTGTTTATATGCACATGGTAGAGTGGAAATGGCTGTTAGTCAAGTGGAAACTTAGCTATTTTGAAATTGTCGATGTAGGTGATGAGGGCGTTCAACGAGTGCAAAATCGCAGTATGAGATGCGGCATCATCGTACTCCTCCAATAACTCTTGGAACTTCGGATCGTCGCCGATACTCGCCGTCTTCCGTTCTGCCGGTTTGCCATAGCCCATGTCGCATTCCTGCGCGATGTCGACAAGCTCTTGAAGCTTCGCGTGTTTCAGTTCGCGCTCAAGCTGGCGGATACGCTCGGCATACGTGGCGATGGCGTCGCGCCTGATCGCCTCCGCGAAACGAAGCTGACGGCCTATTAATCCGCCGTCCTCTGTGCTGTCCCAAAGTTCTACGAGGCGATTTTGATCCATCGGCGGCAGTTCTTCCACGATAGGGGCGGAGACAGGAGCGGTTGTATCCACTGACGTGTCTACTGTGCGGCGTCCGGCAAGCCACGCGGACCACAGCGATTGTGTATCGTTGTTGGCGTACTCGCCTTTATACTCACCGTCGAGCATACGCGGCATGTAGGACGTATAGTTCTCGCCATACCACGCTTCAAACGCCGCGCGCTCGGCTTCCATGTTCAGTTCGTTGCTCATTTCTTCTCCTTCGCGCTGGCGGCGATTGCTGCGTCGATTTCTTCATCACGAATAGGGAATACTTCGGGGTCGTCATTCCACGTGTTCCAAGCGATGCGCTTCCAGGTGTCGAACGGCTGAGTGCGCAACCAGCGATAGCGCGCTGCATCCCGCTCGGTATCCTCGCCAGCATTCGATGCATGGGATGCGCCAGAATTGGCGAGGGCGGCGCGGAGTCCAGCCCGACATGCGGCACGAGGATCGACCGTGCCGAATGGCTGCTTGTCCGCTGCTTCGATAAGTTCCCTGCTCGCGCTTGCCGTGGAGGCCGCAGGGCTGATGACTTGCAACGTGCGGAACTCGTAGGCGTCTGCCCAATGGGGCATGCGCTTGATGCACGTTTCGCCGTCAGCATCGCAGTCGGTCCAAGTGCCGCCTGCCTTGTGGCGCATCTGATGAACCAGTTCAGCCGCTCCAGCCTGCTGTGCGGTCGGTGCAAAATACAGCTTCGTTCCTACGGGAAGATCGAACAAGTCAGGTCCGTTCGAACTCCAATCGATCAGTTTGCCGTAAGGGCCAAGTTTGACCTCTCCGGCAGGTGCTTCGGGCGCGGCTTGCTGAACATCCTTAAAATGCTCAAGCACGATGTCAACAGCAGCGTGGCGTGCGTCACGATGTCCTAGTTTGTATGTAAGCGTCTCGTCTTTTGTCCACGCTTCACTAATTCCTGTGTACGGAATATTCATAATTGCCATGTTAAGCTTGTCAATGTCTGTCATATCATTCTCCTTGATTCTTCATTGCACGGATGGCCGATGCGCAATCACCTGCACCTGTTGCTGCATCATCACGAAGCTCAGGCCATTTACCGCCCTGCATTTCGTTGTAGTTGTCCTGAACCTTCTCAGCAGCTAGTGCAGCACGTTCCAACACAGCATCTTCAATAGCACGAGCAAATGCAATATCATCAGGTAGGCAGAAGGTATCTGCAAAGCGAGCAGCAATGATTTGTCGAATATCGTCGTCGGTAAGTTTGGTCATGTTATTCTCACTCGTAAACAGTTTGTGCAGGAATGGTTTTCTCTTTGATGTATCCAAATTTAAGCAGTAAAGGAACCCATGCAGATTCCGGTTGTGACCATCCGTCAAATCGATCTTTAGACCGTTGCCACCAAGAATAGTTTAGACAAACAAGGTCGTGCATATTATCGATTTGTGACACTTCGTTATATCGAGCAGTAGCAACCCAACAAACAGAATCCCATTGCACAGTGATGCCGCTGCTTTTGTAAAAACCTTTGATGTAAAACTTCCCACCTTTGCGCAACACTACTTCGATGTCAGCTTCAACAAGTTGTTCGATGAAATCTGGAATGTTCATTTTGTTTCCTTCTTATGTTTGTTAAGACAGAATAAGTGTAGAGATAAGAATCTTAGCTGTCAAGAGAAAATTGAGCACAAAAGAAAAAGCCTCTCTTCGGAGAGGCAAATGCACAACGAGGGTTGTTGTTATCGTCTTGGCGGGACGTTATCTATGCTCAGTGATTACATGACGCCTTTCAAAAGCTTCACCAATTTCAAAGCAAACTGAAGTTCTGCCTCACTCACTTGCTCGGGTGTGATGCCGGGGCCGGGTACAGCAGGTTGAAGCAGGGTGGTCGACTCAGCAGCCACTTGACCCAACTCGGAAAGGTAGCGCTTCATTGCGGCCTCGCTACGTTTGTTCGATTTTTTGGTGTAAGCACGCTTCGTCTTAGCTTTCTCTCCCGCAGAACGAACAACCTTCGCACCTTCAGGATTGGTTGCTGACGCAACATCCTTCCTCTGTTCCGGCTTGTTCGTCTCCTTGTCATGCATTTCCTGCGCAAGCTGTTGCAGGGTTTCCGGCTCATCTTTCTTCTCTTCGTCCTTCTGAACAAGCACAAGGTTAGCATCGTTCAGTTTGCGCGGAAGAGGCTTCGTTTTCGGAAAGCGTTGACGAACTAGGATATCATGCTCAGGAATGTTCTCGTGTTTGGCGTACGCACGAGCCACTTGCAATGCTTGTTCAGGGTTCAGATGCTCAGTGTGCATGTAGAAATCGTAGCCCACTTCAACAGACTCACCATTCATGAACGCTTTCAGGCGTCCGTTGCCGTTCTGTTTCGACTCCACGTCAAAAATCACTGGCGTGTTCGTCAGGGGATAGATGCGAGCGATAACCTGTTTCATGATGTTACTCCTTATATAGTGTTTGATTACGTTAGATTGCTTTGCCAGCTTCGACAGCTTTGCTTCTTGTATTGCATCGCTGTGTTGCGCTGTCGATGAATGCATCTTATCGCTACTTATATTCGGCTGTCAAGAATTTTTTCGTACAACCCCTATCTTTCTGTTCAGAATCGTGCTAGGCAGTGAATTTCCACATCTCACCTGTATGCATAAACAGTTGTTATCCTGTCCACGTAAGCCAACTCCTACAACATTCTTACAATTCTCACCAAAAAGCGTGAGAATTTGCTGTACATCTACAAAAGAAAGGCGTAACGTGATTGTAATTCTTACGAACCCTATCTTCTGTGAGGTAGATAACGCTCAAACAACGATGACGCCCTATCAGAACTACTAGGGCACATGTGGAACATGTCTCGTCACACAGGCGTAACATGACATATAGGGAAACTGTCCCTCTGCGAAATCTCACATACTAGGTGGGGTAAGGTGATGTTTTGCCTGAAAGAAACAGCAACAATGCTGTAATGGCGAAGCTTTGTCTAAAACTTTTGAAAGCTGCTCTAGAAGCGGCAGGGAGGGGCTTGCACCGTTCGGTGCTGTGTAGAGGAAGGGCGCGTTTTCAGAAACGTGTTTTTGAGGATGATGAACGGGCAAGAGGGGCAAGCTCCACACAGTTTCCCGGTAGAGCCTACCCTATGCGTTGATCCCAAGGGTGCTACGTCAGTGGTTCGGCACCTAATTTTTACTTGTATTCATTTCTAGGATTTAGAAATCATTTATTAGCCAGAGCAACCATACGCTGCCCAAAAAACACAACTTTCTGTGCGTCGTACAAACCATCATCGTAGCCCTTCTTAGCAACTCCGAACTTGCGTGCCGCACAAGAGCGCCAGATGGCTTTGAAAGCATTCCCTTCAGCATAGTTCATACCAAGAGCTTCGATGATATCGTTGCACTCAGCGGTGTAAGGTGCTTTGTCCGGGTCTGTGGGATTGTCTACTGGCACGGTGTAGTAGCTGACGGAACCACCCGTGTACTCATCGTCTTGTTGTTCCACTTCATCTTCTACAATTTCAAATCGGTGTTGCGACCAAGAGCATTTCATACCTTCAAGATAGAAATCGCATGCATCGTTCCACACGTTTTCGCCAATCGCAGTGTAAACTTTTCCTTCCTCAAGCTGTTCTTCTGCGTTCATGTTGTCAATGCAACGTACACGGAACGGAAATTTTAGTTGCTCTTTAATCACTTCGCAATGCTCAGGGCCAATACCTACGTTCTTATCCTCTACAAGTGGGTAGTAATCATAACCGCCTCGGTGCACTGGCTTGCTCTCCACTTCGTATTCTTCCCCCACTTTGTACCAGTTGTCATCTGTGACACGGGTTACTCGTACTCGCATGATTCCTCCTAAAATTGTTGTGAACGTGTGTATGATGGCACAGTAGAGCTTCTATGTCAAGCCCCTCTGCGTAAGATTTCTAACAACAGCCGTAAGAATTTTGCGCTTGACATGATCTTCATCGCAGCCTACAATGAGCGAACATTTTGACAAGGAGGGTGTATGAAGTTTGAAAGTAAGTTTAACATTGGCGATGTGGCGTATGTTTTCATGCATGGTACTAAGTGGCCACAGAGTGTGACTATCGGGCAGATTCGCATAACGCACACCGACAGTAAGGGCGATAGTTCTTATAGTTTCGGTGACAACTATAAGCCACAAAAAGGATATGTTGAGGAATACATGTGCGACGAGACGGGCGTTGGTTCTGGCAGCGTGTTTCAGCTAGGTAAGAACATTTTCGCAACAAGTGAAGAGTGTGCACAAGTGTTTGCAGAAGAAATTCGTAAGATTGAGGAGCTAGAACGCCAACAACGTGAGTATGACAAGTAATCTAAACTTCGCCGGGAAGCAAGCTTGCGAGCACAACTTGAAGAGATTGAACGGATCAAAGCGGAGGGCGTATGAACATCTCAGTAGGTTCAGTTTGTGTGACAATAAATAAGAATGGTTTCTTATATCCAGAATTTGTCGGACTGGAGTGTACTGTTTCAGGTGGTCGCGCTCGGCGTTTGACAACAGACAACAAGGGTAATAAAGGGTATCTAGATTGCTACGTTGCAGAATTTCCAAATAAGGGTCAATACTTGGTAGCACATGAAAATCTAATCGTCAAAAAATTCCCACCAAACACAGATGCATGGCTGCGAGAGAAGATGGATGATTTGCTGAACAAAGTTCCTGACAATATTCTTAAGGAGGACTTGGTATGATAACAGTTGACGAGCTTAAAAATTATGTGTTTGATCGAGCATGGAACAATGAATGTGACGGTTCCTGTGAAGAACACAAAGGCGAGTGCAAAGTTGTGTTTGTTGAGAGTGCCAACCATCGCTGCCCGTACTGGTATTTCTCCTACTGCGACGAAGCCATTGCAGAGGATAAACGGAGGGGTTTCACTGTAACTGTACAAAATCTTGCTAAGATGTCTCGTGTAGAAGATGCCCGCACACCAGAGCAGCGTGCCAAAGAAGAACTTGGTTTTGGAAATGATAGGGAGCGATGATGAATCACCCGAAAAACACACCTTACTTATTACTCAAAGAGCTAGTCGAAGCGATGGATGACGCTTACTGGAGTAGCTGGCAAACCACGGCAGATTTTCAAGATCAGTGGGACGCTGCTAGAGAATTTTTAGAGGAGACGAAAGGGTGAAATTTGAAATCAACATTAACGAAATTGTGGAAGTGACCTTGACGAGCTACGGCGCAGACGTGTATAACAGTTATTACTCGCAGTTTAAGCACTATCGTCCTGCTGAGCGTAAAGAGGGTGATGTCCTGCGCGATTCGCTGTGGAGCATCATGCAAGTGTTCGGCCCTGCTATCTATATGGGAATGCAGCCTCATTTTAAGCGTAACACGATTGTGTTTGATAAGGAAATTAAATGACTTTACCAAAATTTAAACCAATGCTCGCATTCACTTGCGAAGACACATCTTCATTAAATTACCCTCTGTATGCAAGCGTCAAACTTGATGGCATCCGAGTGGTTATTATTGACAATGTTGTCTATTCTCGCTCGATGAAACCTATTCGCAGCAAGGTTGTGCAGGAACTGTTCGGCAAGCCTGAATATCAAGGTTTTGACGGCGAAGTGTTGTATGGCGATTGGGTAGCGCATAACGTGTTCAATCTCACTACTCAGACTGTGATGGCAACTGAACTCAAGCCTGAGTTTGACAAGCGTGAACTGCGCCTTGCTGTGTTTGATAACGTATTTGTTGGGGGTCCGTATGAAAGTCGCCTACGCGCAGTTCAAGCGATGTGGCACGGACATCAAGTTTTTGTAATCGATCAAGTGGTTGTTAATTCGCCTGAAGAGTTGGCAACTTTTGAGCAGAAGTGTCTAGATGACGGCTATGAAGGCGTTATGGTGAGGTCTATCGATGGCAAGTACAAACAAGGCCGCTCTACAGCCAAGGAAGGCATCATTGGCAAGATCAAACGGTTCTCTGACGCGGAGGCTGTTGTGATTGGCTTTGAAGAGAAGATGACCAATACCAACGAGGCTAAAACGAACGAGCTAGGTCGAACACAGCGCAGTCAAGCACAAGAAGGTATGGTTGGTGCAGGAACGCTCGGTGCTCTTGTTTGTGAGTGTGATGGTATTCGCTTCACGATGGGCAGCGGGTTTGATGATGCTGGACGTGCAGAAGTGTGGACTAACAAAGAGAAATATCTTGGAAAATTGGCTAAGTTCAAATTCTTCGCCGTGGGCATGAAAGATTCTTATCGTTTTCCTATTTTTCTTGGTTGGCGTGATGAGGATGATCTTTGAGCAGCAGTGGGGCTATTCTGCTTGCACTCATGCTAGCAACAGGTGCAAACGCCAAAGCTGCTGACGACATCTGCCTCAAAGCTGTAGCGTACAAGGAAGCTGGCAACCAGCCAACAAAAGGTGTGGCAGGGGTGATTCAAACAATCCGGCACAGAGCTAAGAAGCGCAAGAAGAGTGTGTGCAGTGTTGTGCGTGAGTCACATCAGTTTTCGTCTGTGAAGCGTGGCATGAATCTTAAGAAGATAAAAATTCCTAAGAAATTTGTGGACAAGTTCAAAAAAGCTGCTACAATGAACGCCGTTGTCAGTAAATGTGTGGACAGCTTTCATTCGGGCACACCGCCAAGTTGGGCGAGCAAGGTTAAGTTTGACAGGCGGATTGCGGATCATTTGTTTTATTGTAGTGGTACGTAGGAGGGGTTATGTCAGTCGATTACAATGCACTTTTAGGTATCGGACGGAGATTTTCAGAAGAAGCAGAAGTTAAAGATTTCTTGTTGCAGAAAACAGATTTGAGCATTGAGCAAATCGAACATATGCTTGAAGGCAATCTAGGATATCTCGGCATGTCTGTTGTGTGTTTGGATTGTTACAGCGGAGAAGACTGGTTTGTTGGCTTTGAAATTGGTGGAGAACAGCCTGATACATTGATTAACAGTGTTGTAGATGCTCATGAGCGATGGAAAGCAGTGTTTTCGGGGGTTGACCCTCGTGTTGTACATGCTGTAAAAATTTATTAATTTTAAGGAGAAGAAAATGACGAAACAAGAAGCAGCAGCAAAGATTGCAGAGTTGGTACAGCAGGCTTACGATGCACTGAATGAGGCTGAGAGTGTAGCAGATGAGCACAAACTTGGCTTTAGTTTTAGCCCAGCATACGGTATGGGCGGGTACTACGAAGGTAACGAAGACGCACGTTATTACGGTGATGCTGGCTGGCAACCCTCGTCGCAAGGTTGCTAAAATTTTATTTAAGGAGAAAACATGAGCACGGTAACTATTAGCAAGAAACGTCTGGATGAACTGCTGGCTAAAGCTGGCGAGGAAGTGATTTCTACAAAAGAGGCAAACGCTCGCGTGGCAGAGCGCGTACAGAAAATTAAAGTGTTACTGGCAGAAATTAAGGATGTTGTCGAGAAGACTGGCATCGAAGTGAAGCTAGGTGGCTCTTACGGCGTTCTGGCTGATGCTATTGAATCGGTTGATGGACTGCACAACGATTGGAACTCGTCGTCGTACAATTGCTGAGGATATTATGGAAGAATTCAGTGCATGGGATGTGGCACAAGATGACCACACAGCCATCACGGAGATTTCAAATCGCGTAGAAGAAATTCAACGCTTGTATCGAGAGGCTGTGCTGCTGGCGAAGACGTTCGGTTTGAACGTGTGCGTTGATTTGGAACTACCAGACGAAGCCAAAGGCGGGCACAACCACAGTGATTATGTTTATTGGCGTGCAAGCTCTGCACATTGCTAACAAGGAAAATAAAATGCAAGAAATCATTATTGATGGTGTAAATCTGAACGAGATGAAAGCTAAGCATGATGCTCTGCAAAAAGAGATGCAGCAAGCTCGTAATAGCATTCGTCAAGGTGCGTCTAAGTTTATCGCTGAGAAGATTGCAGAGGGCAAGAAGCTTGTTGAAGAACTTCTTGATGATGATTTTGATGGCAACGTAGATGACGTGGCATCACGGGCTTACGACCTACTGTCGGCGGCAAGCTTTGTGAGTGAAGTGTCTGGTGTCACGTACACGTTGCCGTACTATGACCGTCAAAGTGATTACCATCCTTACGGCGATCCGTACACCGTTCAAATTGATGAAGTGGACAACGATGCCATTAATGATAACGAAGCAGTAGGAAAACTATATGCCCTGCTAGAAAATATGGAATCCGATGTGTCGGACTGGCTGACTTCTTATTGCTAATGTAAAGGAAACATGACATGATTTTGATTGGTAGCATGGCTTTGGCGCATCACGTAGATATTGGTCGTGTCCCGGCTGATGTTGATATCTTAGGCGCGTACGATGAAATTATGAAGTTTCGGCAGAAGGTCGGCATCAAAGTGTGCTATCCGATCAACGAGGGACGTTCCATCTACATGCGCAATGATGAAGGCACCATTATTGAGGCTGAGGTATGCTGGGAAGACAGCATGGCAGAGCGTCTTAACAATTTTATCAGGAAGCACGATGATTGGGGCGTGACTGGTAATGATTGGCTTGTGCCTTCACTTGATATGCTGTACTTGCTAAAACTTTCGCATCGATACAAAAAAGATTCTCCTCACTTCAAGAAAACTCTTGACGACATCTTGTTCATGCGCAAGCTTGGTGCTAAGATTCGACCGGAGCATGAAGAGTTCTTCAAGCAGCGGGAGAAGGAAACGTACACTAACAGCGCACCCAAGCTGAACGTTTCTCGTGCAGATTTCTTTGATAGCAATGTTACTGGTGTTGTGCAAGTCTACCAGCATGACGCGGTGCACGAGGCTGTCAAGCACTTGGACAGGCCAGCTTACGAGTATTTCAAGCCTAACACTGCTGAGGTGATGTGCTCTAAGGCGATGTTTGAGAAGTGCTCTGACGAGGTGAAATTGTACTCTGTTGTAGAGGAAGCAATGGTGCTCGCAATTGAGCGCAGCTTGTCTGTGTTTCCGGGTAAGAAGACTCCGCGAGAGGCTTTTGAAATGGCACTGATGAAGTGCTGTACATCGATCGCCTCCGGGTGGTGGCGCGAATTTGCGTGGGAAAATTATTACAACGTAATGGACCTGTTCCACGAAGATTTCTATGACAAGTTTATGGAGAAAGTGGAACAAGGTTTGGTTGAATATAAGGATGGTAACAAATGAAAAAGACCGTACGAGTGACAACCGAAAAAGAGTATGAAATCGAAATTCACGAGGAAATTCTTAAGCAATCTTTTATCAACGAATTTGAATCATATATGTTTGAGCTTGAAGGGACCAATCTAGAGCAAAAGCAGAACGATTTGTTTGCATTTGCAGCACGGCAACTTGCCCAAGGCGAAGAATCTTTCATCGAAGGGATTGGTAAGATTGCTAGTGTTCGTACTGCGAAGTTCAAGCAAGATCAAGGTGACGTTATTCCTCTTGTGTGGAATGATACTTATGAAGATGTTGAGACGGAGGTGGTGGGGTGACACACGAAGAACGCCTAGCAGGGCTTGACCGCGATGACCTTGCAAATGTTATCGAGCTTGCAAACAAAAAGCTTAAGACTCTGCAAGAGGCTGAAAAAGAAGAGTACTATGTTGTGTCTGACGAATGGATGAACTTTGGCTTCTTCCGTAAAGACAATCTTGAGGGCGCTATCAATCTTATGGCAGAGGTACTGCGAGAAGGTACGGTAAAAGAGCGAGGAGAGTTTGTCAAGGTTCAACTGCAACGTTGGTATGTAGATGAAGTGGAAGATTTGGTTAAGGAAATGGAAGAGAATGTTTAAAGCAAAACTTATCGCAGTAACGAAACCAGTTGTAGGGGGTCTTGAGACGGTGCATGACCTGATTTCGTATTGTGCAAGGGTTTCTAACCCTGCGAATCAGATGAATGTAGATACAGCAGAGAAACTCACAACATATCTTCTGAAACACAAACATTTTTCACCTTTTGAGATGTGTAACGCTGTGGTGGAAGTTGAGAGCCCTCGTGACATTGCACGACAATTACTCCGTCATCGTAGTTTTAGCTTTCAGGAGTTCAGCCAGCGTTACGCTGATGTCACCCAACTTGAGCAGGCTTTCTGTTTACGTGAGCTACGAATGCAAGACACCAAGAATCGTCAAAACAGTTTAGTAGCAGATGACGAAGTACTGAAAGATTGGTGGGAGAGTGAGCAGAAGATGCTTCTGGCAATTGTGCAGGACACTTACAAGCGGGCACTTGACCGTGGCATTGCTAAAGAGGTTGCCCGTGTTATTCTGCCGGAAGGGCTTACGATGAGTCGTCTGTACGTCAATGGTACGATCCGCTCTTGGATTCACTACCTTGAAGTACGTCTTGAGGAAGGTGTGACGCAGCTTGAGCACGTACAACTTGCAAGGTTGATTGCGGAGCAAGTGAATTCTGTATTCAAAGTAGCTTGACAGCAGCCCTAAACTCGTCCATAATGCTCTTGCACTGAACAACAGTGCTTCTACAACAACTAAGAAAGGCTTCACAATGAAAAATGTTATCACCGCTCTGTTCCTGTTTATGTTCGCTTCGGCAGCATTTGCACAAGCTGTTTCGGCATCTGCTGTAGCATCTGACGTGTCTTCGCCCTATATCAATGACTCTGAAGTGTCGGCTCCTTCGGTGAACGCTGAAGATGTTTCTGCTCCATACGTCGCTGCAATGGGCTGCTGCAATGTGTCCGTCTCGGCTCCGAAGGCTCAAGCTGAAGACAACTCGGATTCGCTGGCAATGGCAGGCCTCGGCTTCGGCCTGTTTGGTCTGGTAGGCGTGACGAAGTATGCTCGTCGGAAGAAGCAGAAGTAATTTGTAGAAGGGAGAGCCGAAAGGCTCTCTGTTCATTTTGTTTGAAATTTCACGTTACGTGAACAAGGAGGGAATATGAAAAAGATTATTGCTTTTGCCGCCGTATCACTTGCCCTGACAGGTTGTTCCAGCTACGACCACAACGAATGTCGTAACAACGTTGTGAGGGACGTTGGCACGCAGGATGTTGTAGAAGTTCACCCTTGGAGCTTTGTCGCTCGTGATGCTCATGGCGCGATCTGGTACTACGAGACGAGGAACCAATTGGATACGCGAATTAGTAAGAAGCAGCCTTTGTTTGCCGCACAATGAAATCCTACAAAGTGGTGGTAGAGCACGACGACCACTTGTACAAGATTGGTACGATTGTTAAAGTGGCTTATTCTTACGGCCCTGTCGAGTACGCTTGGTATGTAGATGACGAAGGTACTTGGCAGATTTTACATTCTAGTGAAATTGAGGAGGTTGTATGATTTTTGCTGTCGGAATTTTAGGTATCTTACTATTTTTGGTGGCAATTCTATTCATAATTCGTGTGGAGATTATTCACAGACACCTTGGCCGTAGAATCGAAGAAGTGTACTCGCACAAGAATTGGTACAAATACGACATTGATGTCCATGGTACATACAATCTGGCATTGTGGGATTATCGCAAGTGGACCTACAAGGATTTCTTCCCGGAGGAAGTTGTATGAAAGAAGTTTTTGAAGATTTGATCTTGCTACTCAAGCTTCATAGCAATCACTATTTCTACGAAGCTGAGGATGGCACTGATGAGTTTGATCCAAGTGCGCTTTGGAGTGAGATCAGGGCATTCGCTAACGAATTTGAATCTCAAATTAACTAAGGGGGGAATTATGTCTGTCAAGAAAGAAAGTGTGGCATCGCTGAAACGTCAGATTGCAGAACTCGATAAGCAGGTTATTGATATTGCGTCTAAACTTAAGCAAGCTAGTGATATGAAGGGTCATTACTATAAGAGTCAACAAGAGTACCAAGCCGAAATCAACGCTGTGCATGACTTACTGGACGTTCTTCCAAACACCATTGCACGCCGAAAAGATGGCGAGTATTCACCAGAACACAAGTTGATGACTCGTCTTGCAAGCTTCTTGGCTAATCGGGTCACAGTGTGACCCGAAAACTTATAAATTGACAAGATTGTATTAAGATGTTATAATTAAGGTTTCTGACGAAAGGAATCTTACTATGAATTTTAATTATCAAGAATGTTCAATTGATGAACTTGCAGATCACATCGAAGTGACTAAAGCACCAGTGATTTCAACCATGCTAGCATACTACCGAAATAAAGGTAGGGGCGACATGGTTGAGAAGATTCAAATGGCCCGTAAGATTGTCAGCAAGCGGAGGCTTAAAGCTCGACTGGAGGCTATGTGACAGACTCTTTTATTGGGCGAAGGTTTGGTAAAAGCAACCAAATAGAAGTCATATGTCAAGATGGTGTTACGTCCAGCGGACACGATAAGGTCTACAGAGTTGTTTGCCACATCTGCAATCTTGATCCAGAATTGTTTGGAGATGGCCAGTTTCTTATTGCTAAATCCAGCCTGACAAGAGGTTCAACGCCCTGTGCTTGCGAAAGTAGAGTGTACAGATGGACACTGGCTCAGTGTAAAGTGAGAGTTGAACGGGAATGCTCAAAAAGAAATTATACGTTTCTTGGATTTGTTGAGGATTTCGCAGGTAATTCAACTAAGATAAAATTACGTTGTAATTTAGACGGAAATGAGTGGTCTAATTTACGGGCAAGTGCTTTACTCACCTCCAAAGTGGGATGCAGGGTGTGTGCAAATAATACTATCTCGGAGAAGAATGGATACACAGACGAACATTGCGTAGAGAAATTTTTTGAGGTGGGTAAGTTTCCTTCTGGCACAATTTTCGGTAGATGTAAATCTAGGGGTAATAAGTGGAAATATCGTTGCGGTGTTTGTAGTGACGATATCTTTGTAAAGAATGGGCTGTGCAGTGGACTGTTCAATTCTAGCTATGCTAACCTATCTGTGGGTAAGAAGTCTTGCAGGTGTTCAAGGGCGTATAGATGGACGGCACAACAGCGAGAGTTTCAAGTAAAATCTACTCTAGAATATGAGGGACTCAAGTATAACTTCGTAGGGTGGGAGGACAATTACAAGAATGTTGGCAGTAAGATAGTACTAAACTGTGATGTTCATGGTAACTGGCCTGTTAACATCCACTCGTTCCTGGCTGTAGGAAATAGGTGTCCTGATTGTGCCACGTCAGGGTATAAGAAAGGGGTTGACGCTGGTTTTTACATCCTGAAAGTGGAAGGCCGCCACAGTTTTATAGGTTTTGGTGTTTCAAACACACCTGACCGTCGACTGCACACTCACGCACGAAATCTTAAACGTGCTGGCCTTAAAATAGTCGCAACACAAATATTCTATGTTACAGGTCAACAAGCGTGGAATATTGAGCAGGTAATCAAAAAGCGATTTCCATGCAATCCACAAGACATTGAGGGGTTTAAAACGGAAGCGACTTACTACGAGTATTACCAAGAGGTAGTAGATTTTGTAGATAAATTGATTTTTGATAGTAGGGAGAATTCATGAGGAAATTGCAATGGGTATCCTAGATCGTATCGAATCTCAGCGAGTTGGGTATATAGTTGAGACTGGCAGAGTGCCGAAATACCTATTCTTAGGTTACAAAGAAATCACTGAGTTGGATAAGAAGCTTAACATGACTGTGTTTCGGTATCAGGACATGGATGTTGTGGGATGCAATCGTGAAAGTCACGTTTCTTGTGGTGATAAATATACGGAGGAAGCATGAACAAGTACAAGATTCATATTAAAGGTGGTGTTATCACTGTTTGTTTAATTAAAGATGACTCTGTTCGCGCATTCTACTTCGATGCAGGTTGTGATCAGAAGGGCTCTGCACAAGAGATGTACGACTTGCTTTTGAGCACGGGTGCAGATGTGGAGGAGTGGGAGGGTTGATGGGTTATCAAACTAATAAAGAGGAGTTGTGTCAAGACTCATATTGGGTACAGCAAGGGCACACTGAAGATGAAGACGGAAATCCTTTAGTAAGTCGTTGTGAATGGGTGGTTGACAGTACGTACAGCGATGTTTGTAAAACTTGTGGTGCTATAGCTTGGTATGGATAGTGGGGGATTGATGCAAGATAAATTTGAAATTGAGGTGCACGGTGATGGTGTACAAGTGTGGGCAACTAACTGGAAGGGTGGCTCTGGGCTTGCTGCTGACATAAGAACGGACATGACCCGGAAAGAGATTGCACAAGAACTTTATGATTTGCTTGCGATGAGTGGGCGTGAGGTGAAGTTTAAGGAGGGTTGATGATTTCTAACGAGCCATGCCCACAATGTCGTAAAGCGGGACATGACACAGCAGGGGATAACCTTGTCAATTACGGAGAAGGCATGGGGAAGCATTGCTTTGCCTGTGGCTTTTCCATTTTGAGCGATGCTGAGCGTAAAGCCCGTGGCGTCGATAACTACGAATATGACGATGAAGAGGTTATGACTAAAGAACTTATTACTCAAGAAGAAGTTGAGAAAATCAAGGGGTACACAGGGGTCAACGGACAGAACTGTCGTGGCATCACTGATGAAACTTATAAAGCTTATGCCTGCCGGTTCAAGTTTGACGAAGAAACTGGCAATGTCGCTGAAGTGTTTTACCCTTACACGGAAGGATACAAACCTGCAGGTTTCAAAGTTAGGAAGTTGCCAAAGGAGTTCTATAGTGTAGGCAAGATTGGCAAGGATTCTGAGCTTTTCGGGCAGTGGAAGTGGAAGAACAGTGTTGGCCGATACTTGTTGATCTGTGCCGGGGAAGTTGATGCCTTGTCGGCTTACCAGATGCTTGAAAATTATCGAAAAGGTAAGGGGAGTGACTTTGATCCAATACCAGTAGTTTCTAGCGGCATTGGTGAGGCAGGTAGCTACAAACAAATTCAAAAACACTACGACTGGATCAACAACTTCGATAAGATTGTTGTCTGCTACGACAACGACGATGCTGGCAAGGACGCTGTTAAGAAGCTTGTTGATGTACTACCAAAAGGTAAGATGTTTGTGATGAAGTTGTCGCTCAAGGACGCTAACGAGTATCTTGAGAAAGGCCGTGAGAAGCAGTTCGTAAGCTTGTTCTATTCTGCCCCTGCATACAGCCCTGACGGCATCATTGGCAGTGACAGCCTCATGGATAAGATTATTGAGCAAGCCCGTACGCCTAAGATTCCTCTGCCGCCATTCATGCACAAGGTTCAGAAGGAGATGGCAGGCGGAATTCCGCTAGGTGTCATTGTCAATCTTGCATCTGCAAGTGGAACAGGTAAGAGTACTATCGTAGATGAGTGCACGTACTTTTGGGTGTTCAACAGCCCTCATCGTATTGGTGTTGTTACTCTTGAGAGTGATAGTGGGCAGTATGGCACTAAGATTCTTAGCCGTCACATCGGGCGTAAGATCGATCTTATCGAGGATGTAGATGAGAAGATTGAGTTTATCCAAAGTGAAGAAGTTCAAGCTAAGGCTAAGGAACTGTGGTATAATGAAGACGGAACTCCGCGCTGGCATCTTGTAGAGGAGCGTGATGGGGGGATTGAGAGTCTTAAAGACCTCATTATGAATCTCATCATTGCTTGCGGCTGTAAGGTGATTATCCTTGATCCGTTGCAAGACATCCTTGATGGACTCAGTAATGAGGAGCAGGCTGTGTTCATGCGTTGGATGAAGGGCATGGTCAAGAGTCACCAGTGCACTTTCATTAACGTAAATCACGTGCGCAAGTCCGGTAGCGGGCAGAAGGCCAACTCTACTGGCGCTAATATGCATGAAGAAGACATTCATGGTTCGTCTGCAATTCTGAAGTCGGGTGCCTGCAACCTCATCTTCACTCGTAACAAAGAGGCAGAGGACGAAACTGAGAAAAATACCACGCACATGAAGATGAGTAAGTGCCGCTGGACGGGTCGTACAGGTATGGCTGGCAAGTACTACTACGACAATGTTACTCACACTATGCATGACATGGATGATTGGTTGCAGCAGAACCCTCAGCAGTTTTAAAGTTTGACAAGATTGTTATTCTGATGTATAATTAAAGCTTTAAGGGAAAGATGCATGAGCTTTGATTACCAGAATAGCACTCTTGAAGAACTTGCAGAATACATTGAAACTGCAACACCTCAAGTAATTTCAACCATGATTCGTTATTATGCCAACAAAGGTAATACTGAGATGGAAAATAAGATTCGTGGGGCTCGCAAGATTGTTGTCAAAAAGCGTGCTCTGGCCCGTTTGGAGGCAATGTGACAGCGAAATATATTCCGGGATATGTTAAAAACGGATTGACAATTGTTGAGAGGGTAGAGCATGACGGTAGAAAATATTTCCGAGTAAAGTGCGACAAGTGTGCATCGGATAGCGAGATGTATGGGGATGGGACGTTCTTGCAAGCAACCAACTCATTTTCTAGAGGGAATGTTCCTTGCGGTTGTAGTGCAAACTACGAGATGTCTAAAGAGCAGTACGAAACTCTTCTGCGCAGGAAATATGTGGGGCTAGATCACGAGTTTGTTGGAATTTTTGCGGAGTGGAATCGTTCATTGACGAAAGCAGAAATGTTCTGTAAAATTCATAACAAGACGTGGGAAAGTACATATGTTAGCAAACTGTTGGGAAAAGAGTGCGGCTGTCCGTACTGCAAAGCAGAAAACTCTAGGGTTAGGGCCACTAAAGAGAGCGAAGAATTAATCAGAAAGTTCTTTAATACTGGTGTGTACCACCCTGACACCAAATTCCTTAGAGGTACACGTACTCACTCTTGGTATTACTTATGCCCTGTTTGTAAGAATGATGAGTTTGCAAGCGCAGGTCTATGCGATGGGATTTTTCAGAGTACAACTGCAAAGCTTGGGCAAGGATTATTGGCATGTAGGTGTTCTCATATTTATAAGTGGCCTATTGCTTTAAGGGAGTATCAAGTAGTAACTGCATTGCTAGGAAGCAAATATACATTCAAGGGTTGGGCCGAGGGGTACGTCGGCAGTAAGTCGAAAGTATCTATACAGTGTCTTGAACACGGAACCTTCGATATTGGATTACAGAGTTTTTTGAACGGTAGTCGATGTGCAAGCTGCGTACAGGGAGGGTATAAGCGACTAAGTGACGTGGGGTATGTCTACGCACTGAAAATTGAAGGGTTTGCGGACTCGTTTGTTGGTTTTGGGGTCACAAACAATTTTGACAGAAGACTAAAGCAACACACTGCACAGTTAGGGAAGCATGGATATCACGTTGATATGTCTTACGTCCTAAAGACGACTGGGGCAATTGCATTCGACTTGGAGAAGGAAATCAAATCTAACTTCCCGTTGAAAAGGGTTGGTGTAAAGGGTTTTGTAAGTGAGGCAATGCCATCTTCACAGTATTTAAAACTTATAGATTTTATAAAGGAAAGCGGGTACATATATGAAGGCACAATTAGTTCAGCGCAACATAGCAGTATTGTCACAGGTTCTAACGGGCCTGTATGAAGAACAGTCCAAACTCCGCAAGGCACGCGCCGCCTACAATTCGCAGGCGGACGAATATATGTCGCAATATGGCGTGTGTATGAAGGAGCAAGATACAGTGTCGGCAGAGACGTGCTATTCAAACGCAAAAAATTGCAAAGAACAAGCTGCCGTCTACACACCCTACATTCGCAAGTTCAAGAAGAAGATTGCTGCTGTGGAGGAAATTCAGCGGATGCTCAAGAGTGAGTTGAAGGGATTGCAGAGCATCGAAGCCTGGGTAGAGATGGACGATGTTGAGTGGCAGGGGTTGGTGAAGATGGCTCAGCAGGAGGATTATCAGGTGACGTATAGTTACGACCAATTGGCTGAGATGTTTGGGGAGGAGTGATGGCATACGTACAAATTAAGGCGTGGGATGTGGCTGAGCTTCTTGGGCTGGAGTTGATCTGTTCTACGATTGACGACAATGGTTATGAAACTTACGAGTACGATTTTCACGGTAAGAAGATTGAGCTTTCGGATGACGACTATCATTCGTATTGTCGAGAAGAGGCTGATGAGTTTGTGGCACAAGAGTTGCTGACGCAGCTTGGTAGGCACTTGGCGAAGATTATTGATTGAGGAGGTTGTGTGAGAGTCGTATTCGATATTGAGTCAACTAACCTCCTGAACAGCGATACAATTGACTATACGACTAGTCCTTATTCACTAAAGGATACGTTCAAAATTCACTGTATTGTTGCCAAGGACATCGACACAGGTAAGATTTACAAGTTTGTTCAAGACGAGTGCTACTCTAAGTTTCCAGAGTGGAGTAAGCAGCTTACCACGCTTATCGGTGCAAACATCATTAACTTCGACTTGCTTGCACTTAAACTGGCTTTGAACCTTGACTACAAGATTGATGACCAAGATATGTTTGATGGTCGTCCAGTTGTCATCTACGACACTATGATTGCGAGTAAGGTGCTGAACCCTGATCGTTATGGAGGACATAGCATCGAGGCTTGGGGTAAGACGCTTGGTCTGGAGAAGATTGACTGGCGTGCCAAAGCAATTGAGATTGGACTTATCGACAAGGATGCAGAAAAAGGTGCAGAGTTCCGTGTCTATCATCCAGAAATGCTTGAGTATAACGTCCGAGACGTTGAAGTGAACCACAAGGTTTACAACGCTCTTGTCAAAGAATGGGGAGACTGGCCGTGGCAAGATGCCTTCAAGATGGAGCAGAAGGTGGCTGAGATTATTACAAGACAAGAACACCGTGGATTTTGGTTTGATAAGAAGTTTGCAGAAGAGTGTGTACGTGACTTGGACCAGAAGATGGAAGAGATTCGTGCAATTGTTGAACCTCTTATTCCACCTCGCCCTCTTGCGAAAACTAAACAAAAAGAGTACACTCCTCCTGCTACCCAATTTCTTAAGTCTGGTGCTCCTAGCACGCATCTTAAAAATTTTATTGCTAAGCACGAGGGCGTTCTAGAAGAGAAAGAAGACGGCTGGTATGCCACCCTTCTTGGTAAGACGCATAAGCTGCCTATTCCATGTGAACCGCTCATCAGCACAGAACCGGGTAAGCTTAGCAGTAGTGCAAATGACAGCGCGCACTTGAAGGGTTGGCTTGTAGAGAAGTTCAAGTGGCAGCCTTCGCAGTACAAAGAGCGTGATCTTACTTGTGATGCAAAGAAGAAAAAAGTGTCGCGGGAGAAGTTTGAAGCGGCAGTCGAGAAGTACGTTGAGCAGACGTTGAGTTCTCCGTTCTGCAAAGACCGTTGCGAAGAATTAGAAGTTAGTCCGAAAAGGTTGCGTGAAAAACTGTTGAAGCATGACATCAAACGCCCTTTGAAAGTCTACACCAATCCTACGCTGACTGTTGGGCAAGAGAAGGAGATTGATCCTAAACTTTTAGAGATTGCCGACAAATTTCCGCATGCAAAGTTGGTGTCGGATTATTTTACGTACACACACCGTCGTAACAGTATTCTTGGAGGCGGAGTAGACCCTGACGACGAGGAAGAGGAACCAGAGAAGGGCTTTCTGTCGGAGCCTAGGTTAGACATAGATGGACGTATCCCAACACCAGCAGGTACGTGCGATGCAGCTACGAGTCGCATGAAGCACAGGCGTGTTGCCAATATTAGCCGTACTACGAGTCTGTATGGTACACAAATGCGCTCGCTGTTTGGTGTGGATGTTAAGGACGGTTTTCTACAGATGGCGTTCGACTTTGACAGCCTAGAAGCTAAAATGGAAACCCATGCGGTTTGGAAGTATCCGGGTGGACCAGAGTACGGTTATAGTTTGACGGCAGAGAAGCCCAATGACTGTCACTCTGTACTGGCTCGTTCGATTACCGAACTTCTAGGGCGAAACTTCCCTCGTCAGTCTGCCAAGCCGGTTAAGTACGGGTGCAGCTATAACGCGCAGCCAAAGCGAGTAGCAAAGACTGTAGGTTGTAGTTTAGAAGATGGACAAATTATTTTCGACGCTTTCTGGACGCAAGCTGCTCCATTGAAGTTGCTAAAAGAGGCTATGCAAAGGTATTGGGAAGGCGCTGGACAAAAGAAGTTCATCCCCGCTATTGACAAACGTAAGCTTCCTATCCGCTCAAAAGGTAACGTGATTAACAGCTATCTACAATCTGCAGGTGTTATCTGTGCTAAGCGTGCTATGGTTATTCACGATAAGATGTTGGAAAAAGAGGGATTAGCTGTTGACTTTTTTCGTGATGACTGGAAGAATAAAGACTTCTGCCAACAGTTGATAGCATATCACGATGAGGCACAATACGAGGTACGACGTAGTGCAGTAAAGTTTAAGAAGTTTGAAACAGAGGAAGAAGCTAAGAATTTTGTCGATCCTGAAGGACGTAAATGGAGCGACGTGATTCACAACGACAAAGGGTGGTTCCGGGCATACAACAGGGCAGGAGAGCTTGCTGTACAGGCCGTCAAAATGTCCGGAGAATATTACAAACTTAACGTTGAGCTTACTGCCGGTTACATGATCGGCACAAATTGGGCAACTTGCCACTAACTAAGGACAACACAGCAATGCGCAGTAAAAATGGTAGCAGATTCTACTACGAGGGTAGGGCAGCGTACGCCCTCGGCATCACGAACAACCCGCACACTAATGGAGATTGCGACAGTGCAGGAGACGACTGGCAAGATGGCTTCGACGACGCAGAACAAGAAGCACTCGACTACGAATACGTCACGAACGTACGGAGCAGGAATGCACAACAAGGGTATGAGTACTAGAGACGTGGCGTGGAATGGACATAGTTGGCAAGTTATACCTTATCGCTTTTTCACAGAGGAGGAATAATGAAACTTGAAATCACTATGGCAGAGCTTCTAAAAGACATGAAGGAATACACTGACTGGGTGCAGTATTTAGCATTCTTCAGGCAATACTGTATCGAGACGTATGACGTAGACCCTGACGATGACTTCGGGCTGAATTACGAGTACACTAAGAAGTTTGGCAAACAACCTCCTGAGGTCTTGGAACAATGGAACTAACCTTTCACGTACAAATTCACAACATCCCTGATGAACTTTTCTCAGACGACAACTATCGCATTACGATGGATTGGGTAAGAGAGAAGTTGCAACAAATTGCAGATAGGCTTGAGGGTACGCTTTATGATGTGGAGATGGGATGAGCCTTCCATACATTAACCTGCCATACGAACTTTTCAATGTTGAGAAAGACCTGACAGGAAGGATTGCACAAGTGACATCTTGGTTCCGTCCAATTACGTATGAGACGCCACAGTTTCGTGTAAAGCTTACTAATGAGCAATGGGCGGATTTTGTTTCTTCTGCTGAAATGAAAACTTTGTACACTTTCTATGTTAAAGCCTCTGTAGAGAAGATTAAACCTTCTGACGGAGGCACTTACGAAAACTGGATGCAACTTGCTAACGTTTTGTTCTTTGTGGAGATGAAATGATGAACGACCTACAAAAATTACAGCAAGAGTACAAAGACCAGTATGAGGCCGGAGAAATTACATTTGAGGAACTTCAACAGAAGTTAGAAGACTCTTACTACGATTTCAATAATGACTAATATTGTGATAAATGACAACACGACGCAAACCCTCTAACCAGCTTCGTGCCACAACAAGGGAAGCTTCTGACGAGGATTATAAGATTCTTGCTGCTGCCGTTGTAGAGGCAATCACATTGAAGAGGAAGGATGTGCACATTCGCTTCCCTTACTTCGTGAGCTTGCCAGATGATTTCCCAAAAGGCTTGCTCTACAAAAAGGATGGACGCTACAATTGGTATCGCGCCAAGGCGTTCAAGATGATGGATTGGCTCTACAAGCACGGGCATGCAGCACAGGATGCAAAGGCTGTTGTAAAAAGTCTACGTGCTGTCAACAATCTTATCGGAGAGATTGATAGGATGCTTGTAAATCCTGAGAAAACAGTGTACAATGACGTGTTAGTTATTAAGGACGATGTATGACCAAAGAAGAAATTCAGGCTCGTATCGACGTTCTCTGTGATGAGATGGATGCCAACAAAGAAGAGAATCGTATGATGCAGAGCGAAGTGGATCAACTGTACAAGATGCTAGATAAAATGTATGAATTGGAGAACGAAGATGCCTAAGCAAGTGTGGCAAACTGAAGATGGAAATATCTTTCAAAGTGAGCAAGAGGCTGTAAACTGGGAAGACCACGTCAAGCACGTGGACGATATTGCGCAATACTTATACAACTCTACAGTCGGACTTTACGTTAATGATTGTAACGAAGCTGCTAGGGTGCTTTTAGAAAAATACACGGTAACACTAAAATGAATGAGCTAGCCTACAAATGGATGCTCATCAAAATTGGACTAATTCTTATGTGGGAGGACATTCTTGAGTTATTCCGATCAAAGTAAACAGTTTTCTCCGAGTTTCTTCACTCGTAAAATCGTTTTACGTGGAGTTGAACTCGAAGTAGAATTCAGGTTCTACCAAGCCATTCCTTCAACGGCAGATGAGCCTGAATCCCCAGAGGAAGTGATTATCGAAGCAGTGTATGTCGATGATATTGAAATCAGCAATCTTATTGGCACGAAAGCTTGGGATGAGATTGAAGCTGAAATTTTGAAACTTTATGATAGTAAGGAGGAAGTATGAAAGTTGATGTGCTGAAGAAATCCAAGGATGAGTCGCTTACGACACTTGTAGGCCAAGTTTTGTTGGTTCTTGGCTCCAGTGTTTACAAAGCTTGGGTGGTAACTGTTTTGTGGGCATGGTTTGTTGTATCAATCTTCGGTGCACCTCCGCTCGGGATTGCCGCTGCAATGGGATTGACGCTGTTGGCACGATTTATGGGTGTTCCTAGCGTTGATTTCAAGGTGCTTGACACTGTTGGAGAGTATGTTGCTGCATCCGTAATCCTGTCTACGGTTGTTCTGGCTGCTGGATATATTGTGCATATTTGTGTGTGAGGTGGAATAATGCTATTGATCTATTTGTTGTTTTCAATGTTCTGTGTATTTACATACTGTCTCGCAAGTAAGAAGGTTGATGAACAAGATGTTACTATCGGTCTGATGGCTGGTTATGTCATCCTGAGCTTAATTCCTATTTTGAATATCGTGTCAGTTTTGTATTGTTTGTTCTACACTGCACACCACACGGGGTTCTGGAATAAAAAGTTGTTCTGATGCGTCCTGCATTCTCAGGACAAAGCCTGCGCTGGCTCTAGCGCTTAAGAGTGTGCTTGCACACAACAATTTACTCTAAAGGAAATATAATTTATGAAACCACGCAATATCAACGCTCCTGCACGTAACGAGAACACTGAACAGAAAGCATTCGTGCCGATCATCCCTGAAGAGGGTTTGGTTCCTGTTCAAGTGGGTCTGCTGGTTGATCTTGGAAGCCACAAGAAGCTGCCGAAGTTTGCTAAAGATAGTGCAGGCAAGCGTGAGCAAGATAAGGTGACGGGAGAGGATAAAATCCTGTGGCCTAAAGATGACGCTGTTGAGCAAAAGATTGCTTGCTACATCGATCTGTTGGACCAAACTCATGATTACGAAGGTGACATTGGTGTTAAGAACATTCGTCTGCCTCTACACCCTGTAACTCGCGGTATGTCGGAAGGTCTAAACTTCACCACTGTGGCGCCTCGTGACCCTGATGGCAACTACATTAAAGGTCGTCCGTGGCTTCTGGCAAGTACGTCCAACTTCTACAAGATTGCAGGTGTAACTAAGTATGAAGATGGTACGAAAGTTAGTGATGTCATCTTTAAGGCGGATTACAAGAATCCTAAGCTGAACGACATCTCGCAACTGCTGGCTAAGCCGTTCATGTTCAATCTGGAAGTGAAGGTGCAAGAGAAGGATGACAAGAAGTTTGTTAACACCAAGCTTAAGTCGCCTGTCCCTCTCATGAAAGGTATGAAGCCTGAACCTGCGATCATGCCTGCTGTGTCTGTCGGCTTTGATGACGACGATCTGCTTGAAGAGAAGGAAGAACTTGGCGGTCTTGCTAAGTTTGATCTGCTCCGCATTGCCGATCTGCGTAAGATTGTTCTGGCTGAAGAGTATGTTGGCTCCAAGATGCAAGAGGCTGTTGTAGAGCGTAATGGTGCAGATGGTGAGAAGGAAATCATCGCGAAGGCTAAGGAAATTGCAGAGAAGATTGTTGAAGGTGACAAAGAACTGCAAGAGATTCGTGCTAAGTTCCCAAATGGCAAGCCGGGTGATGGTGAAGCTGCTGCCCCTGTGGCACAGCCGAAAGCGCCTAACAAGCCTGCGCCAAACTTTGATGATATGGAAGATACGCCTTTCTAGGATGTAGATGGAGACGCTAGTAAATAAGGCGTGCTTTAAGTGCGGGGAGATTAAACCTCTCTCCGACTACTATAAGCATCCAGAGATGGCTGATGGTCACGTCAACAAATGTAAAGAGTGTAACAAGCTTGATGTTCGCACAAACCGCAAGAAGCGCGAAGAGTATTACAACGCTTATGATAGATTGCGTAGCACAGAACCCGAACGCAAGCAGCAAAAGAAGTTGAGGGAATCCAAACCCGAAGTTAGGGCAAAGATTGCTGAATACAGAAAAAGTTACACCTACGACAAAGCGAGGAAAGCTGCGACCACGGCAGTTAATAATGCAGTACGGGATGGCAAATTATCCAAGCTGCCCTGTTGGGTTTGCGGCACGACGGAAAATGTCGAAGGTCATCACGTTCATTATGACATACCGCTTGACGTGATTTGGCTCTGTACAAAACATCATGCGGAAGTGCATCGTGAGCACGACCACGAGCAAGATCGTTTGACACTAAAAGCAACAGAGAAAGGCAGTCGCTGGAAGCAAGACGACTAACACAAGCCCTGCTCCGCAAGGGGTGGGGCATTTTTCTTAAGGGGGAAACTTAATGCAGCATGCGAAAGAATTTCAACAAATCAAACAAGCAGCGTATCATTTCATGCCGAAAGGCGCATTCATTGCAGGTGGTGCACTTACATCCGCTTTCACTGGTCAGCCGATCAATGACGTAGATTTTTATTTCAAGACCAAAGAAGATTTCATCAATGCTGTGGCAGATGCGTATGACGATGGTATGTGGTGTCTCGCTGCAACTGACCGTGCTATCACTTTTGCACAGCGTGACAGTGTTGTGCAGCTTATGCATTTCGATTTCTTTCCAACTGCTGAAGCTGTGTTCGATGCGTTCGACTACACCGCTGTGATGGGTGCATACGATATTGATCAAAAAGATTTTGTCTTTCATGAGGACTTCTTCAAACACAATTCGCAGCGATTCTTGCGCTTTCACAGCGGCACTCGCTACCCGTACGGCTCCCTTATGCGTGTGCTTAAGTATCAAGATCGTGGCTATAAGATTGGTAAGAGCGATCTGCTTCGTATTGGTCTTGCTTGCCAGAAGGTGGAACTGAATTCATGGGATGATCTGGCTAAGGCAATTGGTGGTCAATATGGGGAGAAGGCTGCTATCGAAACTGACAAAGAATTCTCTCTCGACAATGCACTTGATCTGTTCAAGGATGCCGAGATTACTGCACCGGATGCAGCCAAAATTATGCCTGACAATGCATATGATTTGCTGAAGAGTGTTGGCATTGAGTACGAAGAATGGAAGAACGAAGAAAAACCGTTTGGACCTAGGAGCTATTGGGACACGTGGGAGCCTGTATGACAGAACGACTAGCGGTGATTGATGGCGACTTGCTTGCATACCGTTGTGCAGCAGCTACGGAGAAGCGGAGCGTAATCGCCACACACAAAGAAAATCTTAGCGAGCTTGAGTTCGACACTGTTACACTGTTCAAGGAGTGGGCAGGCAGCGAAGCGGGTGATTACGATCTTAAACCCGTACAAACACCTGAACCAATTGCCAACACCATCTATGCGATGAAGCAAATGCTCAAGATGATTTTGCAGAAGACTAAGTGTGATGCATATCACATTGTTGTTTCAGGTCCAAGCGATGGCAATTTTCGTAAGCATCTTCCGCTGCCAACTCAGTACAAGGACAATCGCAGTAACATTTCTAAGCCGATTAATCTTGAAGAAGCCAAGCAATATCTTATTGACAAGCACAACGCAGAGGTGGCTCTGGGCGAAGCTGATGATCTGATTGCAGCCTACAAGTACCAAGGCTATCGCAAGAAAGAATACGTAGTGTCTGTAACAATCGATAAAGACGATAACGCCACTCCCGGCTGGCAGTTCAACTGGCTGCACATGGAGGAGCCTGAGTTTGTAGATGGATTTGGTAAGTTGTATTTGAATGACAAGGACGAGGTAAAAGGTTACGGTAGGGTGTTTGCCTATTTCCAAATGCTCTTTGGCGACCCAGCAGATTGTTATAAGCCGTCCGAGATTGCTAAGAAGAAGTTTGGCGAGAAGGGCGCATATAAGCTTCTTAAGGATTGTACGACGGACAAGGAAGCTGTGCAGGCTGTTGTGGATAAGTACCGCGAGTGGTATCCTGAAGAAGTCTACTACACTGCATGGGATGATTCTCGTCACAAAGCAGATTGGCTCACTATCTGGCAGATGTACGCCGATTGCGTGCACATGCGTAGGTGGGAAGGTGACAGGCTTGATGTGAAGAAACTTTGTGAGAAATTGGAGATTGAAGTATGAAAAAGCAAATCACTTTTGTTGTTGGCGATGATTGGGAAGGCTTGTATGTTGACGGCAAATTGGAAGCACAAAACAACTCTCTGGGTGCTAGAGAAGTTCTGCGTGCAATAGGCTTGCTTTATGACTGCCGCGTAATAGATGATATCTGGCTTGGTGAACTTACAACCTTGCCTGACAATCTTGCAGATGTGGTGGTGCAAGATGACTGAGCAAAAATCTTTCCCAGTGCGATACATGCCTGTAGAAACTTGGTATGGTTGGAAAGTGTTGGACACACTGTCTTACGAAGAACGTGTTGTGAAGCGTTTCTTTTCCTTGGACATTAGCGGCCTTAAGATTCTTAACGTGTACAACTATGTCCGCAACAAGAACGAAGCGGAGGGGTATGTCTACAAGCCGTAAGAAAGATAAGAAGCCTGTGGAGTTCTATACATGGTTGAGAAGCGGACTTCGCAAGCTGTCTCGTCGCTGGTCTGCCATCTATGAAGCTTTAGACAAAGCCAAGGTGCCCTACAAAGGAGACAACAAGCGTCGCAAATGGAGCTACGTATGTGCCGAGTGCGACATGCTTTTTGAGAGCAAACAGGTGGCAGTAGATCACAAGATTCCTGCTGGTGCCCTGAATTGCAAGGATGACATTGCAGACTTTGTAGAGCGGCTGTTTTGTGGGCCTGAAGGGCTGCAAGTGCTGTGTCATGAGTGTCATGATTTGAAAACATTAATGGACAAGCATGGCTACTCCAAGGACGAGGCACAGGTACAGAAGCTTGCCATTGCCATCTGCAAGAAGCCTGTGAAAGACATAAAGCAGTTTTGCTATGATTATGGCTACACAGATGTACAGCTTAGCAATCCCGAGAAGCGAAGGGCTGCTGTAGAAGAAATCTTACGTCGAGCAAAATAACCCTTGCGCATATGCAAGAACAAGAGTAGAATACGTTTGTTGTACATTCTTAAGGAGAAATGATGAAACAGCTTCCAGACAAATTTCAGTTTCGGGATAAGGACTTGCCGGGATACACTCATACAGCAACGTTACATGATTATGGCGATTACAAGGTGAAGTGGGCCAGGGGTTGGGCGCAAGTGATTGGGGTGATTCCTGACTCTGTGATTGATAAAAACAACGTCAAGTGTTGGGTGGAAAATGGGTGTTGGATCATCGTAAACGACACGCCGAAGCAAAAGGAAGCATCCCTGCCGGATGAGTTCTACATTGAAGTCCCGAGAGGTGCAATCTACAAGTTCGTTGCAATTGATGAATGCACTTTCATGTGCCATGCACTGGATGGCAGCAAAGAAACTGCACCTTGGAGCTATAATGATATCAGCGCATATATAAAGTCTAAGGTGTGGAAAATCGTTGACAAAAAGCCTTTAACAACCGAGCAGCAGCGCACTCTGAAAGAATTCAAAGAGCAAATTGCACAGCTTGACAGTAGTATTAAGTTGAACGAACAAGACATTGAGCACAGGAATCGTCTTATCGGGAATTACAAAGCCCGTCAAAATGATCTGCGCAAGAAGATTGAAGCTTTGCAAGCTTCGGCATTGGAGGGTGTGTGATGGCTGAGGGGTTTATTTTTATTGGCGCTGCCATTGCATTTTTTGGTATCGGGACTTTGCTTGCTTTGTGGGAAATTATTGGCATCCTCAATAAACTCAATCAAAACATTGTCGGGCAAGCGCATATCGTGAGTGATGCCAAACTGGCTGTTGAGCGTCGCTGGGCAGCATTTGACAAATTGTTTGAGGATAGCAAATGAATATTGCAGATAAAGATTGGGCCGTAGAAGCTGTAAAGTTGGCTAACGAGAATCCTGATATGTCGTGGCGTGAAATTGCCCGTCGAATCAACAAAGCAAAGAGCACTGTGTCGGACAACCTGCGCAAGTACTTCAAGTTCCGCGAAACTGAAGTGGAAGCTGTAGAAGGTGTTGTTCCTAAAGGTGTTAAGATTCTTCTGCTTGATATCGAGTGCGCCCCTACTACAGCGTATGTGTGGGGCCGTTGGGACAACAATGTTAGCCAGAAGCAAGTGGTTCACGAAGGCTATCTTCTGACGTATTCTGCTAAGTGGCTTGGTGAGCCAACTATCGTGTCCAATCGTATTTACGAAGCTCGCAACGACGAAGTGCTTGTACGAGAGCTTGCAGACCTGATGAGCCAAGCAGACCTGTGCGTGGCACACAACGCGCAGAAGTTCGACATTCCACTCATCAAGACTCGTATGGTTGCTCTTGGCATGACGCCACCTGCACCTAGTAAGATTGTTGACACGCTGCGGATTGCTAAAGCTGAGTTTCGCTTCCCTAGCAATAGCCTTGATAGCATCGCTGCATACCTTGGCCTGCAACGGAAAGCAAGCCACAGCGGTTTTGAGCTGTGGACTCGTTGTATGGCTATGGACGACGAGGCATTTGACGAGATGCTTGAATACAACATTCAGGATGTTGTAGTACTAGAGGAAGTGTATATGCGCCTGCGGCACTGGAGTAAGACACACCCCAATGTAGCTCTGTACGAACCTGCTGGTAAATTGCGTTGTGTGTGCTGCGGTAGTGAGAAGCTGGCTGAGATTGACAAGAAATATTACACTGCCACATCTGAGTTTATGCTGTATAATTGCCTTTCTTGTGGGAAGCAGAATCGGGGGCGTAAAAATGTCTCCGAGCACAAGAGTGATAACAGTCTTACGAATGTGGGGAAATAATTATGGCTTCAATTGATATTCGTGCAGAAGATAAACCTATTGATGAAATTATTTTTGGTAGTAACATCGGGTATGACGATGCTTACAAACTGACAAAAGGGACTTACATTTGTATCGAAAGCGATGATTCTTTGTCCATGAACATTCTTAACAAAGATGTACCTTATCTCATCAAAGCCTTGCAGAAAGCTGTTGAGCTTGGGTGGACGAAATGAAAACTCGTGTCTACAAATACGGCAAGTACTATTATCCTCAGTACAAAGGTTGGTTCGTTTGGCATTTCATGCACGAGGCAATGACGTTTGAAGATTGTGTGGTACATTTTGACACTGCTGAAGAAGCCATCAAGTATGTACAAGATGGTAATTGGGCTAAATATGAAGCAGTTGTATGGGAGAGAAAATGAATATTCAAAAGCATTATGACGAAGTGTTGAAATTTAATAAGATCGGCAAGTCTTTCGACGAGCCATTTGAGGCAGTTTGTCTGTATGTAGACCTTATTAAAGAGGAGCTTGCTGAGACAATTACTGCTTTGCACGCAACCGGAGACAGCGTAGAACTTCTTGACGGGGCATGTGACGTGTTTGTTGTTACATGTGGACTACTGCAAGCTATGGAAAAAGCTGGATTTAATGTGGACGAAGCACTACGTCGAGTGACTAAGAACAATAATGATAAGTTTGTTCCGTCCCTCTTCATGTCGGACTATCCGTCTGACTACTCTTTTGAAGACAACGAAGAGTACGGAGTCATTGTCATTAAAGATAACAAGGGTAAGATTCGTAAGCCTATTGGTTTTGAGTCCGTTATCTTAGATGATCTTGTACCCGATAATTTCTTCGGAGGTGATAATGTCTAAGGTAATTAGCGTATATGATCTGCTGCTTGCAGAGCCGTTGCAAGGCATGAATCAATTTGATCTTGTTCATCTTGACAACGCAGACAAAGTGTATGGCGTTCTTGCTGAACTTGGATTCGACACAAACAAAGCTGTGCACGTATATGCAGCACAACACCGAACGTTGAAGAACGAAGTGAGGGTTGGCTATTTGTTTGCAGGCGAGTATAATTTTGCTCGTAGGCACATCAAAGGTCCGTACAGCACTCTAGAAGATGTGATGTTGGCTGCTCAGGCGCAGGACAAGAGCCTCTATGAAGAACTGTATGCTATGGGGCACACGTGCCCTCAATATGGAGGTTCACACGCTCTGGATGATAACATTCCTACCAAGGAAGCTGAAGAGTACAAGGCAGAGGAACTTGAGATTGTTAACCAGATTATTCAGCTAGAAGATATTCTGTTTCATATTCGGGGCGATCAGAGGAATCCTGACGGTGGATACAAAACGTTGGAGGACTATCATAATCCTAAGCCTGCTGAGAAGAAGCGTAAGAAGCATAAACGTAAGAATGTAGAAGGAGTTTAAATGACTGAGAAGCATATTATGGTTACTAAGCGGGATGGTTCTGTTGTCCCGTTTGATCCTGAGAAGCTTACTCGTTGGGCAAAGTGGGCAGGTAACATCGGTGTGGACTGGTTTGGCATTGTTGCTGACACCTATCAAAAGCTGCCCGACACCTGCACAACCAAGGATTTGCAACAAGCAATGATTCAGGCTTGTATGGATTACGAAGATACGCCGCACATGCTAATGGCTGGCCGTCTGCTAATTGGTGACGTGTACAAACAAGCGTTCGGTGGGCATGAGTGTGTTCCGTCTGTGTTTAAAATGTACCACGATATGGTTGCAGACGGGTTGTGGGAAGACATGGGCTACACTGACTTGGACCTGCTTGCTGCACAGTCGTTCATCAACCACGAACGTGACTTGAATAGCGTCTACTCTGTCATCAACCAAATCACGACTAAATACGCTATCAAGGATATCGAGAAAAACATTGTGTTGGAGTCACCCGCATTCGTGTGGATGCGTATGGCTCTTGGGGTGTGCAAAGATGAGCCTAAGGCCACTCGCATGCAGGAAGTGCGAGCATTCTACGAAGATTACGCAACTGGTCGCATCAATGCGCCTACGCCTAACATTAACAATCTTGGCACCCCTAAGCGCACTTATGCTTCTTGCTGCGTTTACAAGAGTAACGATGAACTTGGCAGTTTGGCTGCTGGCGATCACATTGCAACGATTATGACAGCTTCCAGTGCAGGCATTGGCGGCATGCTGATGACTCGTAGTAAGGGAGATGGTGTTCGTAAGAATACTATTCGCCACGGTGGGAAACTGCCGTACTACAATGCACAGGCAAGTGCTGTGAATGCCAACCTGCAAGGCGGTCGTGGCGGTGCGGAGACGATGCACATCAATGCTCTTGATCCTGAGATTGAGACGTTGCTGCGCCTTCGTCACCCAACTACTGTTGCATCGAAAGCAGAGCGACGACTCGACTACAGTTTTGGCTTCCACCCTCTGCTTGCAGAGAAGGCTGCTAAGAATGAGCAGTGGATGAACATCAGCTATAAGGTGAATCCTAATCTGTGGGAAGCGATGTACCGTGCAGACGGCAGCTTTGAGAAGCTGTATGAGGAACACGAAAAGAGCAGCAAGCGTAAGAAGTTTATTCCTGCGCGTAAACTTGCTCTAGAGTTCCTTCGTATGGAAGAAGAGACGGGTCGGATGTACGAGCACAATACGTATGAACTGAACCGCCATACGCCGTTCAAAGACCCTGTGTATAGCTCTAACCTTTGCCAAGAAATCGGCCTGCCGACACAAGGCTACAAGGATGTTACCGAGCTTTACCGAATGGACGATGATGTGCAGGGTGAGATTGGTCTGTGCAATCTAGGTGCAATTGTTGCAGGGCGTGTGACACCTGAAATGTATGAGGAAGTGGCGTACCGCACTCTCAAGATGGTTGACAACGTGATTTCGATCATGGACTACCCGTTCCCGCATCTGAAGTACACTGCACAGGCTCGTCGTTCTGCTGGCATTGGTATCACAAACCTTGCACATGATATGGCAGTTAAGGGGCTTCGATACGATACGGCAGAGGGTAAAGCTTACATGCACCGACTAGCTGAGATGCATTCTTACTGGCTCCACAAGGCTAGTGTGCGTCTTGCCAAGGAGCGTGGCAAGTGCGATTGGTTCCACAAGACGAAGTATGCAGATGGCTGGTTGCCTATTGACACCTACTGCAAACACATCGATAATGTGACGAATCAACCCCTTCTGTGTGATTGGGAAGGTCTTCGTAAGGAGATTGCAGAGCACGGCATGCGTAACAGCGTTCTTGAAGCGTATATGCCTGTCGAATCAAGCAGCATTGCTGGCAACACGACCAATAGTATTTATCCGGTTCGTGAGCTTGTGGTTGTTAAGACGAGTGGCACTAACAAAAATGTGTTTCTTGCACCGGACTTGGAAGAATTGAAAGATGCGTATCAGTTGGCTTGGACTGTTCCAGCTAAGGATATTGCTGAGATGTACGGCATCTTCCAGAAGTTCTGTGGGCAGGCTATTAGTGCTGACAAGTACCGTGCTTTCCCTGCGGGTGTGACGCCTAAGATTAGTGCAACGGAGATGTTTGAAGACTGGCTCTACCGCATTACGTGCGGCCATAAGTCCGGATACTATTCCAACACCAAAGCTGGCCTCACTCTTGAAGAAAATGAGGCTGAGTGCGAAAGCTGCAAATTGTAAGGATGAACATGACTGTATTTAACCAAGATAATGATGAATGGAAGACTGGCAAGTACAGTTTGTTTCTAGGGCAAGCCCCCGGACTGTACGATAGCATCAACGTAGCACACCCTAAACTGTTTAAGTATTACAAGGATCAAAAGTCCGCTGATTGGTCCGAAGATGAAATTGATCTTGAGCAAAGTCGTATCGACATGCTCACTTGCAAGCCGGAAGCACGAGAAATCATGCTTGAGAATCTTGCGCTTCAGTGGGAGACTGACAGCTTTGCTGCCCGCAGTATTGCACCTCTATTCGCACCGTTTGTTACAAACAGTGAATACTGGGCAGCACTGCTGAAGATTAGCGAAATTGAAGTGCTGCACGCTCTAACCTACTCGGAAATCGTTCGGGTGTGCATGGAGAATCCCAAAGACATCTTTGAGCGCATCATGAAGAACGATGCCATCATTGGTAGGCTTGAAGCTGTCTCTAGGGCATTCAATGAATTGAAGTACGCAGGTGCAGCCTACACTTTGAGTTTGATTGCAAAAGAGGATGCCTACCCTGTTGTGATGCGTGCTGTAGTGGCGTTGTACTGCCTTGAACGCCTTCAGTTTGTGGATTCGTTCGCTGCGACGTTCGGTGTGGTGGAAGGTGAGCAATGCTTTCAAGGCATCGGCAAGCTGGTTCAGAAGATTATGCAGGACGAACGTTTTATCCACGCCGAAGCTGGTAAATATGTTATCAAGCACGAACTGAGTACTGATCGCGGTGCGGCATGGTTTGAGAAGGACAAAGACATCATCCGTAGCATGCTGGACGAGGTTGTTCAGGCAGAGTATAAGTGGAACACCTACCTGTTCAGCAACGGTCGTAAGTGTGTTGGCTTCACTGAGCAAAGTGGAATTGACTGGATCGACTACAACGCACAAGAAGTGTATGAAGTGTTTGGCTTTGAGCCGCCACGCAAGATTGAAAAGAATCCTTTGAAATATATGGAGAACTGGCTTGATCTGAACAAAACTCAGAATGCCAACCAAGAGGGCGACCAAGCAAACTATCGCCTTAATATTATTATTGACGATCTTGGTGACAAGATTATTGAATGGAGCTATCGATAATGCTAGTTGTATATAGTAAGAATAATTGTCCTGAGTGTGCCAAGGCTGCTGCATTGCTGGATGCGAAAGGTGTAGAGTATAAAACGGTAAAAGTGGATGAAGACCCTGTAGTCCGGGCAATGCTCATGTCGATGGGGCATCGATCTGTTCCGCAAATCTACATGGAAGGTCAAAATGATGCAACGCTGGTAGGTGACTACAAAGCTCTTACCAAGCTTACCGACGAACAGTGGGCTGCTTTGAAATAAATTTTAAAATTCTTGTTGACAAGGGCCAAGCTCATCAGTAGAATAGCTCTTGTCGATTTAGACGAAACACAAATCTTAAGGAGAAATCGTATGAACATTGTTAAACAAATTGCCGACCGTGTAAACGCCATCCTGCGTACGGGCGCATCGAAAGAGAAAGCTGCTCGTTACATCAATGCCGAGTTCCACGCTTGTGCGTATGTTGGTAAAGGTAAGCTGTGGGCTTCGTTCACTGGCGAAGATGGCAAACAGCGTGTGCAGGTTTTTGCGTAAGGCGAAAATGGCTGTCCCTGACTACAAAGGTTTAGATGGAAGGTGGGTAAGGTCTACAGGTCGAGGTAAAAATCAAATCTATACCAGAGCAGGCAACATTTGGCGCTGCGTACAGACGCGATGTAAACTTGATGGGCAGTACCAAAAAGATCGCGACACATACAAAGGTGTCCGAAATGAATTTATAGATTTCCAACACTTCGCAGAGTGGTGTCAAAAACAGATTGGTTACTCTTCAGATGAAGTTTGGCAAATTGACAAAGACCTGCTATACAAGAATTGCAAAGTGTACTCGGAAGGCACCTGTTTGTTTCTACCTATACAGATTAATAATTTTTTAATCCAAGCGAACATGCGGAGGGGTAAACTGCCAATTGGTGTAAAAATGGAAAAGAAGGTTACTGCACGGTATAAGGCACAATGTGCACCTTCTGGAACAGATTTTAAAAATTATATAGGCAATTTCGACACCCCGGAAGAAGCCTTCTACGCTTACAAGACCCGCAAAGAGTGTATCGCAAAAATTTTGGCGGAAAGATGGAAGGACAAGATTGACCCACGGGCATATGAAGCCCTACAAAATTTTACCGTAAATATTAACGACTAAGGAGTTTTAAAAATGACCAAGCATGTTACCGTAGATCAGGCAACCTTTGATGCGGCAGACCTTACCAAGTTTTTGCAACGGGGTATCAATGTTCTTGCCGAAGAGGCTGCGTTGAAAGACGACTTCAAGGCTCTTGTCGAAGAAGCTGCCAACGCAACCAAGATTGAGAAGAAGATCATTCGCAAGTTCATCAAGTCTCGCTTTGCTGTCAAGACCAAAGACATCGTTGCGGAAGCTGAAACTCTCGATGCTCTGAGCAAAGCTGTGGACGAATAAGCAGTTCTTGCAGGCAAGCTATGCTGTCAATGCAACAATGTCACAAGATTATGTATATGTCGTTTTAATGACACGCAATAAATCACGAACATTTCTTGACAGCACATCTTCTGTAGGCATACACTTACATCAATGCTGATTCGGAACATGCCGTTCCCTCTGAATCTGCCAATAACAAGAAGCCGTAAGGCCGCGCAGTACGTTTATATAAACAATCTTTGAACAAATCTACCAAGCTAACATAAGGAAAGCTAAACACTATGAACATCATTGCAACCGCAAACATCATCCTGACCCTGCTGCCTGTTGTGAGCGACACTGTTAAGAACGTTGAAGCGTTCGCAGGTACGGGTAACGGCGCAGCTAAACAACAAGCTGCCCTCGGCATCATCAAGTCGCTGTACGAAGCATCCTCTCCCCCGGTTCCGTTTGAGCAGATCGTTGCACAAGTCACTCAACTGATCAACGAAGTTGTTGTGTTCTACAATGCTATCAAGGCATTTAGCCGCTCTGCACACCAAGCAGCAGCCTAATAAATAAAAAAGCCCCAACACTTTCGTGAAGGGGCGAACGAACTCTCTACCAAGAGTTGCTAAGGAAAGCGTGAGGACCGAGCTAAGGTTGTCTCACGCTTTTTAGTATAGTCGACATTTCAAAGAGATGTCAATGCCTTTGACACTATCAAGCATCATTCGATAGGCCGTTTGTTGTGCTATGCTGTCTTGCCCATTCAAGGGCGCGAGCACGTACGTCGTCATCAATTGATGCATTAACAATTCCTCGTCCAGCATCAGGTGCGATTTCAGCTTGCACGTTGGCGGGCTTTTCTTCGGCAGGCGGCCCATCGCTTCGCACAGTCTGTTCGGTTTCTCGTACGGCTCCCGATGGCAATCCGTGGTCTTTGGAGGTTGCGATGTTGATGCCGATGTTAATTGCACTGAGCAAACCAATAGCGATGTCAGCACAAGTCTGCATGTCGATACCAAAGTCATAACCAAAACTCCGCAACAGGGAAACAATAGCAAACAGCAGTGCAGCTATCATGTTCGCACTGATCTGATGGCCCACCCACTTCTTCTTGTCGGCAACTTCTTCGCCTGCCTTAAACACTGAATATAGTGCTTTAATCTTTTCAATACTTAGCATTTCAATACCTCTCTTGCTTTCTTAAAGTAAGCTTGCCTTGCTGTCCACCCATTAGGCAAACCCGTCACTTTGTTCTTTCCGTTTACGTGGATGCTCAATGTCAAAAAATCTTCAGAATCTGCCAAGGCGTTTAGTCCACGATCCTTAAAAAACCATGCCGCCGACCTACAAGCATTCTCAGGGAGGGACAGCAACTCCGGATGCTCTACACAATCAATCCCCAGTGCCATCATCGTTTTAAGAAAATTGAAATACCCCGTTGTTTGGATCAACCCTCTTCCTTTGTACAACTTACCCCATCCGGGATGCACATTGCCTAAGTCCTTCCGACCTTCATACGCCTCTCCAGAAGCAATCTCCTCTGTGTAACGAAGCTCTACTGATTCGTGGGCCACTTGGGCTAAGAATGCTGCCATGCGGAGGGGTGTATTAATCTCAAATTCTGCCATAGCAGCATTCAACGGAGCCAAGAAAACACTTGCACGATTCTTGGCATATGGCATAATGGCAGTAAGTTGTGCAAGTGTGATGTCCATCAGTGCTCCTTCTGGTCAATCATCTTGTTCAGACGTTCCTCTAGCCGATCAAGACGCATGTCAAGTTTTGTTCCATATGCCTCAAACGCTTTATTGATGTCTCGCAGAGCTTCTTTTAGTTCTGTGCTAGATGCGTAAGTCTCTGCCACATGCACCTTGTACGTTGCAAGATCGTTTTCCACCTTCTCCGCTTTCTTTTTTGTTTCTGTAAGATTTGCCCACAGCACGGCACACAGAGCACCCAGCAGCGCTTGCACTGGTCCCAACAACATGTTAAAATCCATATTAATCTCTCTCTACAAAGGTGAGTGTGTAGCCCTTAGAAAGAGCTTTTTGTACTACAGCAGCAGGCGTTGCGATCGACCCTAAATCCAGAGAAGACAACCTGCGCATAGAAATGGTAAGCTCGCTGCACTGCCAGCGACGATCTTGTGCAATGTCTAACATGTGAAAAAATCCTTCGACTGCTTGGACCTTACTGTAATTGTCACCAACATGGGACATCCCGTAAGCCTCTTCTTCTTTACTCATTGGTTTGTCTGTAGTGGCAATGTGATAGAAGCCGTGATCTAAATACTTCGTAAGTGGACTTACAGATACTTTAGGCACCACTGCCTCTATCACATGAGGCTCGCCACTCTTATCCTTCCAAACAACCGCAACATGGCTGTATTCGGACTCTGTTGCCATTCTCACAATCTGACTTTCTACGTCAGCAATAGTATCCCACTCTTGGTGGCTAACCGCTACAATGTCACCACTTTGACAGACATCTTTAAATTCAGAGTACTTCATATAGTATCCCCATTAAATTTCTTCCACGTCAATCTTAGCAGCCATAAAATTGAAGTACGGCGTCAACATCGCGGCGTTAGTAGACAGCCTCCCGTACAACATATGGGCCTGCTCTTTCTTGGCCTCAGTATTGTCCGGGAAAAGACTCAGGAACACTGGCTTCACCATTCCATTGTTGTACAAGATAGACCACAAAGCTGCCCTGTCATTGGCATCCAACGAGGGCATAGAAATAGACTGCTTACGGAATCTAGGCTTGACTGTAACTCGCATATCACCACTATATGTGCGGGACTGCTCACTCATGTCATTCATCGTCATCGATGTGTTACCTTGCTCCGCTCCAACAACAGACTCCCAATAGTTTCCAACGATGAGTCGGCCTGCCTCTACATACCCTTGTGTGTTGCCTGCGTCAGAGATAGTGATAACTAGCTTTTGCACTGTTACGCGCTGAGCAAACCAGCAACGGGCATAAATACCACCACCATAAGCAAAATAATTTACACCCCTATTCGTTGCTACACCTCCGCTTGACGCTGTTACAGACGTAGAGTACACTGGTGTTGTGTCTCCACTGTTAGTATAAGCATTCACCGTGATAGTGGCATTGTCTGTGCAGTTAGTGAATGCAAACATAACACCACCAATTGTTTCTGCTGTAGTCCATGTCGCGGTAACGGTGAGGGATGTTGTGGTAGACCTGCACACATCAGACTTCAAATCTGTGGTAAGCTTAGTTACATCCAACCCTGTAGCTGTTGCTGTGGAAGAAAGGGTTGCCCTATCTGCCGCATTGTCATAGATAACTCTAACGTTTGCCATGATACCCTTTCAAAAATGAGCTAATAAAATCCTTAGAAGATTGTATCACGGCAAACACTTCTTGTCAAAACAGCTTACATCGTTTCGATAACAGTTTTATCCGTGTTGACAATGAAAGTGCGATAAGACTCCCAAGTATCATCAGGGATAAGATTAGCCTTCACAAGATTCGCTTTGTAAAGCTTAGACAGCGTGAGTGCATCTTGGATTACAAGAGGGAAATCAGGATGGCTTGCCAATGCGGCTGCATTCCAAGCATTTGCCGCATCATCTTCAGAGCATTCAGGATTGGCTTTGATGAAGTCTATTGCAGCACTCTTAGCAGCAAACCTCTCCGACTCTACCAGTTGTGTGATGATAGATTTAGGGCCGTAGTCGGCTGTGATCCCCGGACCAGCACCTGCCTCCAATGCAGCCAATTCATCTTGTGCAGCGCCTAGCGAAATTTGAGCATCACTGTTTACACTGTTCAAACGCTGTACCAGAGATGCCGTAGCATTCATAGACCCTTGCAAACCGGCAATTTTCTGTCTAAGCTCTTGGCGACGTGCTTCATTCGCCAACGCTGTTTGTACATCAGTTACCATAATAATTCCTTTAGAAAGATGCTTTAGTGTTGTGGCAAAGCAGCCCACCCGCAAAATACGTACCCGCGCCTTCGACACGGAAGCTCACCACTTGACCTTCTCCAACAGCTAGCACAGACTCCACAATGCTTTCTTGCAAGCCCATGATTTGATCGCCAGCACGAAGGTTTTGCACTGTTACCCAGCCACGATCAACCACAGCAAAACGGTGATTTTCGCTCCATTCTGTCGCCGCGCCGTTAGTAAGCTTCACACGATAGCGTTGAGCCCAAATGATATTTAAGTCTCTTACTGTCCCTCCTTGTGGGAGAGGTTGCATATTGTTGTCATTGACAGCAGCAAGCTTAGCTCCGTTGTGAAGTTCGGAGGCGTTTACCTCTTTACCGTTCAACAGTTTCACTTTCACCCAAGGGGCCGGGCATGCACCACCAGATGCACCAGAGCCGCCGCCTGAGCTACCTGCAACACCTGTGATTGTTGTAGTGGCAAGAGGGGTTCCGGCAGTAACCCCTTTGTCAAAGTCCTTCGTAGCGGACCAGCCATATGTATTAGCTAAGCGAACTCGTAAATATCCATTGTAGACGCCCCAAGATGACCCAGATACCAATGTGCTGTTGCCGTCCGTGACACCGGGCTGCGACGAATCTCCCGTTTTGTCAAACCTCCATCCCCATGTCCACGCGCCACGGACTATACCTGACACACCATCGTATGTCCTAGATGCGCAAGGTAGGTAAATCTCAGTAAATGGCGCGGGAGATGTCTTCGCTCTGAAATACTGGATGTGGATCTGCTGCAATGCGTCTAGGTTGTCACTATTACTACTATAACTGGTGGGTGTGATTACGAATTGGTGATAATCGATCGTGTACTGGATAGTGTTGTAGTAATCCACAGTTACAAAATCTTCTAAGGGGATAATCGACAGACACGCAATATTCGGTGCACCACCTCTCGTCGTTGCATCGTTATTTCCACGCCAGATAATCCTGTTAGACGTAACGCTGCCATCAACACCCTGCACAAGACGAAACCAATAATCTGACAATACCAGTGTACCGACTTGCATAGAGTTGGCTGCAACTTTCAATGCTGTTCCAGTGGACGCCAACTTAGCACCCGCAGTAGGATTACCCGAGCCATCTTCCGCGTAGTTGGTTGTGCGCAGGTCCGATATATGAACGGAATTGATGGCTCCTGTGCCGATCAATGTTGACGAGTTACTGCTCGTTATCTGACCACCGACGTTCTGACCCAGCACAGGCCCGCCGAAATAAGCTTCCAACGACGGCTCGGAACCATCAACAAGGTTGACCATCGGCCGACCGAACACCTGCTGCGCCCCGTTGGAGGCATAGTACTGGTAGGCCCGGTGGGTGTGAGAAGTGATCCCAACCTTGAAGTTGTAGTTGGTCCCGGAAGCTACTTTCTGACGGGTCATGCAGTCCCAGACACCAGCATTATCGTTCGTGTTGCCAGTGGAGCCCGCAGGGTAGATATACCCGACGAACAGATACCACCGGTCCGTCGTGGAAATAGACATGTTGGCGAAATACGGGTTACTCACAGCCGTCGTCGTATTCAAGGTGCAAGTCGTACCCTCGTTGATGCCCCAATAGGCCGTGGCCGAGCCGGACAGCTTGCGAATCGGGATCACAAAGCGATAGGTCTTGGTCGGGTCAAGCACCAAGGGCGCTAAGTTCCATCCCCCACCACTGCCGCCATTGTTAGCAGTTTCTGTTGCCAGCCACACAGACTCGTTAACCCCCTTCGGACCGAGGACACCAATATCCCCCATAGCGTCCACAATTGCGTTGGTTTCGTCGTTCAGGGTCCATGGAATGGTCGCTCCTTTGGCCCACCACGACAGGTCGGTCAGGTTGTTCTTGATCTGGTCGTCAGCGGGTCGATTTCCGATGTTGGCCCAGTTGTTGGAGGACAGCGGTCCGAAACGTATATTCTTCAGGGTGGCATTCGACGAGTTGAGGGAGCTGTCGAAGAACAGAGTCTGGTTCGGGACCGAGGCGTTGGCGGAAGTGGACGTGTAGACCACAACCCCATTTTTCAGGTATTTGACCGAAGACCCGTCATACACAACTGCGAACACGTCGCCAGCGGCATAGGCTCCCAAGCTAGGAGCTTTGTTCACTCCGCTCTCGTAGACGGCAAGGGTGCCAGCAGCCAGGTATATCGCGTAGTCGATGCTGGCGTAGCTGCTGTCAGATGTGGGGTCGCTGTTCAAGCCGAACATCAGGCTGGTGCTGGCCTCCCCCGCCACAGCAGAAGCATATGCGCCACCAGTGAAGCTGTCGACCGAGTACACGTCGGCGTTACTCCAACCATCGGCAACATTCTTGGCAGCGCTGTTACCTGTCACCGTAACCCCCCGACCGATCAGCACGAGGTCGGACGAAGCGTTGTCGGCGGGTTTGCCGGTGCCAGTAACCCCGGTCCACGTAGCAGTAGTAGCAGCAGAATTAATAGCTGTACTGACTTGACCTGTCTGTGCACTAAGGGCCACACCTGCTTGCAGAATAATATTTCCGCTACCATCTTGAATTGTGGCGGATTTCATTGTTACACCGCCGCCAGAGTCAACAGAGAAATTACCATTTGCAGAACTGATTGTTCCACTTACAGTAAGGTTGCCCGTGTTCGTCGCAACGGCATTAAGGCTTCCCACTTTCAACGAAGACCAGTATGGAATCGACCACGTTACTTTGTTTGTAGTGGGGTCATAAATACCGTCAGACTGGTACAAATACTGTCCAGATGTCAAGGTCGGGACAGTGCTGCTCCACGTCCCTGTAATGCCGCCATCGTTCGTAGCAGGAAGGCTTGTCTTGCCAGTTGTTTGTGCAGGGGTTGTTGTAGTTGTAGCGGTAGACGAAGCACAGTAAGCAGTGACGTACGAGGCCCCTTGTTGTCCTGTGCTACCATTGCTTCCTGCGTAACCCACAGATGAAACAGAAGAAGATGTCCAGTTGAAACTTGTTTGTGTTACTGTGGCAGCATCTGTAAGATAAACTTTAGCGGCCCAAAGCGTCATTCCCGGCGTGGGGGATGTTCCTGCTGTTGTGGACCAACCAGAGGGGATGGAACTGATAGCCCCACCACTCCAAGTGTATGTAGCCGTGCCGGAAGGACTTGCAGGAATACTTGCAGCCCATTGATAGACTGTGGCAGTGGCACTCTGAACACCGCTAGCACCTTGGGGGCCAGTAGCACCGTTCTTGGTCCATGCTTGAACAGTGGCACTTGAATAACTCACAGAACTTGAAGTGGTCCCAGAGGAAGCCACAATCTGTGCAATAGCCACAAACAAGCTGAGATTAGCAGTGCCCGGATTCGTAGGAACAGTTGTGCTCCAACCATCGCCTGTCACGTATCCCGTGTTCGCGCCAGTTGACCAGTTATAATTAGATGTCCCTGTCGGATTTGCTGGAACAGTTGCCGCCCATTGATACAAGAAAGCCGTAGCGTATTGATTAGCTGGCGTGCCTGCTGCACCTGTCTTAGACTTAGCAAGAGTCACTGTGAGCGGAATCGTAACTCCGTTATAAACTGCTTGCAGAACAGCACTCGCTGTATCTGCTGACATTGCTGTGATGCTATATACACCCGAGGTATTAATAGTAATCGTACAATTGTTTTGTGAGGCAACAGAGTAAGTTACGCTTGCGCCAGTCTTATCAGTAATACCATCATACACTTTGAACGTACCTGTAGCAGATGCATAGCTACCTACGGTGCCATCAGTTGCTGCTGCAAGTGTGATAGATTGATTGGTCAAGAAGCCACTAACAGAATTTGTACCACCTGTCACTTGCACAAGCGTCATTTCATCTACATAGACGCTGCCGTTAATCGTCGCCTGTACACGATAATTACGCGACGATGTAAAGTCACCAGATGCCACCTCATATGTCGCGGAAGTGGCTCCGCTGATGTTCGTCCAAGTAGTACCGTTCCAATATTGCCACTGGAATGATGTCGCGTTATTACCGTACGGTGTTGCATTCAGCACAATAGATGTGGGAGTGAATGCAGATGTTGCAGTTGGGCGGCTAAACACTTGTCCACCAAACGTGGAGATTTCAACCCAAGCAGCAGACGAGCCAGCTTGGCCCGCAGAGCCGTCTACAACTTTAGTAAGAGTTGTGCTAGCATTGTACGTAGAACCATTTCGTGTTACACTTGCAGTAATAACAGCGCTGCTCCCCGACATGCCGTTGTACGCTATAGTGGCAGTGTTATCTCCATTATCTGTAATAGTTGCACCAGCGGCGGTGAACGAAGCTGTACCAATAATGTTGAGGAGGTGGGCGGTAACAGTAATGTAGGAGGGAGTGGTTGTCCCAGTTGCACTTACGTGGAATGTAGGAGAATCACTCGTAATTAGAATTGTTGCATCTTGAGAATTTACGTCTCGTTGAGTTATCCCCAACAAAAGTACATCCCTATCATTCATTACTGTTGCCATTGTTTTCCTTTAAATTAAAACTTCCACCATGATAGTGCCATTGAACCAATTGGGACTTAGAGACACCACCACGCCATTTTTGCCGTTTGACAGGCCATACCGAGGATGCACCAAAGTGACTGCACAGCCTAATGTCAAAGAGTTGATTAAATCGGACGTTCCTGTAAACTGAAACACGTTCCGAGGAGTGCTCCACAAAGTTACACGTCTATCAGCTTCCGCCGCTGCATCTACCCTACGCAAGAGCATGGTGTCAACTTGCGGCGGTGCTGCGTTAAGCTTGTAGTCAGCTTTGGCCGTTGCATTTGTCGATGTTGTTGTTAGCCATTCTTGTGCGAAAAGCTTCTTATGCTCATCTGGAATGCTCGTAAGTAGATTATCCTGCACAGTGTAGTTTTTGTCAAATCCTAGCTTAATCGATGCTTGTACAAGAGGTCTGCTGCTGATTTTAAGGCTACCCACAATAATCTGAGTCGTATCAATTCTTACAGGAGTGCCTGTCCCGTTGATATTCACTTGAATAAGGCGAAGCAAGCCAGAACGTGATGTAACCAAACGAGCATCGACACTTTTAGCTAATTCTTGGCAAGTGGTCAGCACATTATCTCCACTCTCCAAGAACACCCCCACAGGTTGCGGGCACGCTGTATCGAACGCTGAAAAGTTTGTAAGATCGATGTCGGAGTCAGTGTAACGGGAGGGAGCTGTGCCAAAGTTGGTTGCCATCCGTCGGATAACACCAGCGATAGTGTTTACGTAGGTTGTGTTCTTATCCCCTTGAACAGATGCGGTAATTACCCCGGCAGACGAGTGGGACAAAGTGAACGTGCCGTCAGATAAGCTCTTAGTAATTGCGATAGGAATGCCATTGTCCCGCACTTCGATAATATCTTCGATTGGACCATTATGCACTTGATACTTAAGCTGAGTGGCGTCTAACAGTTCTGGTGTAACGTTGTGAACCTCACCAAAAGCCAACTTAAACAGGTTATCTTTATTTGTTGGATTGGTTGTATTGACATCTCCAATCTTTTGCTCTGTAGCTGGAGTGTTCAACCGTTGAAGCTTGTCGAGAATCGTAAGTGTAAGGGTCTTCTCGTCCTTGCTGTCGATAGTGGCAACAATGCCATTGAAGATCATCTGAAAGTCCGAACGCTGCCAACTAGGATCGCCAATCCAAGCAACAATAGAACGATTATCCCACACATCATTAAGCCAACTATCTCGCTCGCCGTTATTGTTAGCAATCTCAAGATCACCACCAGACAATCCGCCTGTCCCCTCAACATCCAGTTTTTCTGTGTATTGCAAACCGGATGTCAGTACAGGAAGATATTGCTGGTTAGCAGGGGTGTCTGTGGGGGCCGTAACATAAGCCCCCGTTGAAAGGTAGCGAGTTGTTTCCACCCCGCCACTCTTCACATTCACCTCAACCAACACAATACGAGGAGCGGCAGGATTTTTAAGCCATGCCGCAAAATCAATCATATTACCTCTCTACAATTTTATAAGATGTTCCAACTTTAGTTGCTGCAATTGCAGTTGTAGTTCCACTCACAATCTTGTTAGCAGCATTGTCTTGAGAATCATACACAGCCCCCACAAGCGTGTTGGTCGTAGCTTGATTAGACTCTGCGACAGTGGCTTTCAAGTCGTTAATAGCTGCAACAACATCGGCATGCACAACGGATTGCGTACCTGTCGAAACGGTTGCTGTCACAGGAGTTATTGCCTGAGTGCTCCCAGTGCTTCCAATCGGCTTAATTTCACCCTTAGCTTCAGGGCTATTAGCAATGGCATTTGCAATATCTGTCAGCGAGACGCCTTGGCTAATTTTATCCAGCCAGAATTGCATACCTGCTGCGTCAGAAGCACGATGAAGGATGTCGTTGTACAACTTCTCAATTGCAGACTGTGCATTGCTTGCCGCTTGATTCGCCACTTGATCACCTTTCGGAGTACCCTTGAGTGCAGTGATGAGATTGGCGATAGCTTGAGAAACAGTGAGCAGGCTATCATTAACATCAATCAAACCTTCCACTTGCTTGTTCAAAGCATCTAACGTGGCTTGAGCAACATTCACTTGTTTCTGAGCCCATTCAGTTGCTTGTTGTGTCACCTTCTGCGCGTACACAAAGTCTTTTTGATATTGTGCGCCAGAGGCATTAGCTACTTTAGATGCTTCAAGGAATGCTGTGTAGGACGCTTCAAACTGGTCTTGTGCATCTTTATCACCGTTCTGAGCTTTTTCAGCAACAGTCTCAAATTGAGATTTAGCTTCAAGATACTTCTGCTGAGGAGTGAGCGGAGAAAGATCGCCAAGCAGGCTAGAAGAAGACAACTGCTTCAACGTAGTCACAAGACTCTTCATCTTGTCTTGCGTTTCTTTAATCGCATCAGACTCGCGTTTATATGCATCGGTCAGAGCACTGCGAGCATCATTTGCAAGCTTCTCAGTGTCATCGATTGTTTGTGCGAATGCGGGGGCAATGTTCATCAACGTGGCAAACATTTTCGCACCAGCTTCTGTCGTCAAATCAAGGCTATCCACAACTTGCTTGAATTGCTCTTTAGTTTTGACGTAAGACAACCCAAGGCCATCCATAGCAGTAGACACAGACTTGATGATCGGCATAAGCTTTTCTTGATCTGTGTAGATTGCGTTAATGTAGGACTTAACACCTTTTGTCAGATTGTCAACAGAACCAAATTGTTCGATCAAAGCTTCAGATGTGGAGATTGCATCTACTGCTTTTGGAATTGTTTTGCTGAGCGAATCAAACACATCTTTAACCTGTTGCAAGTCATTCGCAACACGCACCACAGTTTCCATCAACCCTTCACCAATCTTTTGATACTTCTGAAGGTCGGAGAACGCGAATTGCGCCATTTGATCGCCAAGCTTGGAGAATACATTCTGAAGAGTCTTTTGAATCTCGTCGCCGGTCATCCCTTTCAAGCTGATATTACCAATGTCAACAACAAAACTTTGCAGCTTCTTGTCAAACTCGTCGCCACCAATACCAAGACCAACAGCAGCAGTTTTGAGCGTGTCTTCCATGCTCAACACAACCTGAGTGATTTGGCTATTGAAATCTGTGCCGAGTGACGTAACATCAGTATTGTGTCTATCGCTTCTGAACCATCCACCACTTGTCGTAGTGTTTGTATATTGTCCAGCAGACAAACCACTTTGAGCAATTTGACCTAAGTTTGCAGAATTGACCTTAAGGCCCGTATCGTCAACTGTAGTCTTTCCACCAAAGATCGATGTCGCAATTTTCCCTAAGATGCCGCCAACCACAGGAATACCGCCAATTGCAGATGCCAATCCAGATACAGAAGAATTTGCCGTATAGCCTGTGAGGTTGGAGTCCCTGGCAATCAACGTTGCGAAAGCGGAAATACTGTTGTCCAACTTACGCAAAGCATCCAGCATGTCATTTTGCACAATAAGACCAAGTCCAGAATTCTTCTCAGCGATTTTCAAGGAGTTGGCAATTGAGTCAGACTTTTGGCCAACAAGCTTGACATCAACACCGTCAAGGATTGTGGGAGCACCTAACACTGTGCCCGTGCCTTGAGATTTTTGTTGCAGGTCGGAAGACATGGGACCACCACCGCCCCCGCCTGTCACAGCCACACCAAGGCCAGCCACAAGGGCTGTCATTGCAGCCATACGAGCAAATGCTGTGTACGGATCACCTTCACCTTGCGTCAGGATAGCGTTCACGCCTTTGATGAGAGACAGTGCCACTTCAGCAGTGTGCAACACTTGTGCGGCTTTAGCCATTGCTTGATAGCCTGTAGAACCTTTCTCAAAGAATCCGCTTGCTGCATTAGCCATGTCACCATACATGCCGAGTTGGTTTTGAGCACCTTGCAGACGAATGTCGTTAAGTTGCTTTTCCTTTTCGGTTTCACTGAGAGACTTGTTCTCGCTAATCACGCGAGCCTTGTCTGTAAGGCTAATTGCATCAGCCTGACCTTCTGCAAACGCTTTGAACATCTTGCCAGCAGCTTCCCCCGATGCACCAAAGGCATTCTTCAACGACTTCTCGATTTCGCTACCGATGTCTTTCCACATACGGATTTGTTCTGTGGCTACTTTCGTGAGTGCAGCAGAACGTCCAGCGTTAGCGTTAATTTTCGCTTGCACCTGTTCCCAAGCTTCTTGTGCCTTAGCACGATCTTCAAGGGCTTTCTTTTCTGCTGTGAGACGAATCACCTCTTCAGCACTACCTTCACCCATTGCAGTGATAGCATCGATCTGTTGTTGTTTCCAATCGATCTCTGCTTTGGTGAATTCATCTTGCATCTGCTTCTCGTTAGTGATTGCATCACGAGCAGCGTCAGGCAAGCGGTTGTATGCGTCAATCTTGGCTTGCAGAGCCTGCGTCTGAGAATTCACTTGCGTGACAAACTGCACAGTTTTAGCATCAGCATCATCTTGCTCTTTTTGCTGACGAGCAGCGGGGTCAGTTTCTGCAATAACTTTACGAGTTGCTGTGTCAGCTTGATTGCGCTCAAGACGCTTCTTGATTTCATTTCGCTTAGTTGCAGCCTCTTCCATAAGTTTTGTATCTTTGGAATAGAAGGAGTCGACCAACTTCAACTGAGCATTCAGCGAATTTTCTTCAAGCTTCGATTCGTTTTCAAGGAACTCTGCTTTAGCATGCTCGGCTGCCGAATTAGAAATCAGCTTCTTTTGTTGCAGATCGTTGATGAACTTCAGTTGATTGTCATAATAGCGCTTATCAATTTCATATTCAGCATTGATTTCTGCAATCTTTGCGTTCAAACCCGCAAGACCTTCCTGCTTAGGCTTCGGTGCAGCTTTAATACTGTCCCGTTCAACCTGTTTACGCATCATTTCGACACTCGCATCCGACAATACACCTTGCATCATCGCAGCATACGCTGGATCATTCTTAGCTTTCTCACGTTGCTGAGCGATGACGTTATCAAAACGAGCAAGACGTTGCTGAAGATTTTCTTCGCCTTTGGAACGTTCCATCAAGTTACGTAGATAGACTTGCTGTTCGTTAGCAAGGCGATCCATTGTCTTATTGTGCGCCTTATCCGCAGCGTCATATTCGCCCTGAAGAATTGCATTTTGAAGCTCTTTAATCTTGGCCTTGTCCTCGCGCACACCAAAGTCATTGTCACCTTTGCCGAAACTCTCAAGACGGGCAAGGTGCTCTTGCGTCTCTTTAAGTTGGTCTGTCAAACTTCCTTTGTGCAACAGGTTGTTCCAGAAGTTGGATGCCTTCTGTCCCATAGTGTCTAGAAGCGAGCCTAATGATGTAAGCTGAGACTTCAATTCCTCAGCACGCTTCTTCTCCTCTTCCGCCAATGCGGCAATGGCAACGCGAGATGCTTGTGCATGTTCGCCTTGACGTTCAAGTTGAATAATGTGTGCGAGCACAGACGGCTCAAGGAAGTGCATTTGTTCGTCAAGCTGCATGGCAGCGTTAGACACATCTTTGAAACCTTTGTCTGTAATCTTCAAAGGATTGCCAGCCAACTTCTCAAAAGCCGCTGCTGTCTTTTCAATAGACACACCTGCGTACTTCTCCATGCCAACAGCAGCTTCGGCAATTAGATTAATTTGATCAGCAGTAAACTTGCCTGTGGAAGCAACAGCGATAACAGCCTCACGAGCCTTGCCGAATTCCCCGTAGGCAGAGCCAATACGATTTGCCATCGTGTACAGTGCATCTCCTGTTGCCCCAGCAGAGTTCCCTGTCAGAATAACTTCTTTGTTCAAATCTTTTAGAGCAGAAGCACTGTGCATGTACGTCATAATACCGGCAGCAAGTGCGACACCGACAGCCACGATGGCACTGAGCAACACACCGAACGATACACCAAGCGCACTTGCTGCACTTCCCAACGCCTTCCAAATTGCAGGCATTACATTGACACGCTCGCCCAACACAAGCAAGGAGCCGTAAAAACGATTAAGCTGTCCTGTAGCAAGTTCGTGAGTCAAGACCAACAACTCACGAGACGTACCCGCCGTAGCAAGGCTCAATCCTTCATGGGCACCTTTTGCGTTTTTAAGCTTGTTGATATATCCGTCAACTTGATCTGATACTCCAAGTTGGGCAGCACGCGAGCGCAATTGCTCTGCGTTATAATCTCGGATTTCTTTTGTTGTCATCCCCATTGTGTCAGCTTGACGCTTCAATGTCGCCACAAACGCATCTACATCTCTGTTAATGCTATTGGCAGCGGTTTGAGCTTGGCGCAGTGCAGCAGCCTCTTCTCGCGCTGCTGTTGCAGCATCTTTCCACCTCTGCACTTGCGACATCATGTCGATTTTTTCCATCTGCTCACGGATTTTAGCAGCCATTTTAGCTGCTTCGTCTTGCGCAGATGTAGCATTCCTGACACTGCTTGTAAGTGCATTGAATCCTTGTACAGCTTGTTGGGCAGCATCCACTTGCGCTTTTGCAGAGGCTTGTGCACCGCTACCAATATTGGATGTATTCTTCTCAGCTTTCTCGCCAGCAGTTGCAAGATCATTGAGTGCTTTTGTAGCATCAGCGATGCCTGTCGAATTAACGACAATTGTTAGACTTGAAGCTTCAAGGCTCATATCACTCCCTTTGTTGTTGTCTCAAAAGTTTCATTTGTTCCATGAAGCCAATCGCCTTTCCAACATGGTCAACTTCATTTTCTTCCACCTCGGGGGTGTACGGTGCAGGACGTTTAGGGTCGCTTGCACGGCTGTATTCTGCACAATATGCTTCTGACATGCGCTTCAGGAGTTCCCTTTCCCAAAGCGTAATGTCTATTTCGTTCACATCAATAAATGCCTTAATTTCAAGCCAAGATAAAGGCGTCAGCCCCATACCGGACTGCAACGCTTGCCCCGAAAGTGAAAAGATCGCGAGCAGATGACTCCACGGGCCGGGAATCTCCGGTAGTTGAATCTCTGTCGCGATCTCTATCAGGTTGCCATCTTCGTCACGTTGCCCAAGATGCTTACCTTGGGCCATTTCAAAACGGCTGTATTTTGATTTTTCAGGTGCAGCACCTAAGAACGCAAGCTGTCTTGCGTATAATATAAATTGGGAACTTAGACTTTCAAAAAAGCCGAGGTATCTCCAATGGCCTCGTTAACCTGCTTCTTCAGCCAATCATACTGCGGGTTAGAATAAAGCTTACGGAACGCATCTGCGCTATCCACTGGCTCACCGTCCAGTGTAAGATTATCAATCTTAACCGAAAGGGCAACCAGAAATTCCACACTCTGTTCACGCATCTCGTCAGGTGTAGCTTCACGCTTGCCGCGCTTAGCAGCCTTCTTCATCATTGCATCAACAGCTTTACGATAGGCTGCACTCGCTTCGCCTTTTACGGTAACCTGAACAGGTTTCGATTCCGGGTCTTCCCCCTTCTCGACTGGTGCGAAGATTGGCATATCTGTTTTAGGGTTAATCAGTTGGAACGAGGTTTCGTCTGCAAGGGCCAGCGAGTTAAGTTCAAAAGTCATGGTAGAGTTCCTTTAGTTATGTTATGCTTCTTGTGAAGCTTGGTTGTTAGAGCTATGTTGCTCTTTGGTTTGTTGCGAAATTAATTCTTCGGTGCGGTTTAAGAGGGATGCTAGGTTTACGTCGTAGAAGGTTTCTTTATATCCGTCAAAGCGTTCAAGAGGTTGTTTATATTGCACCCTAAGTTCCCTAAGCAACTGTGTTTCAATATCTCTAGGTATTGTCCCATCCTCAAAGTAATATGCCTTAAGAACTTTAAAATCCCTAGTAGATTCCCTTGACACAGATTTGCGACGGACGTTGGGATTCCTATTCGTTATACCTACTTTTGTCATCTCTCCTTCATGAAGAACATAGAGATACCCCGGCTTTCCTGCTTTGTAACCAGATTGAGTGCACTCTGGGCAGCCTCCGTTACTGTCCGGGTGCAAATGAAAATTTGGCGTCACGTTGAACCACTTATCATGTTCGACGCAACGAATTCTAACCTTAAGATCACTCTTGACATATTCCACACCTGTGTAGTCAAAAGATTCGCCAAATTTCAACGTTGCGTCTGCTACGAATTTGTCCGTATTGCTGCGGTTCTTAAGCCCACCTGCGATCTTTGCACATTTGGGGCAACCTGCACCTTTTACGTGTGTAGCAGCCGTAGTTGTGAAACACTCTTCGTGAACCGTGCAATATAATTCAAACTTGGTGTTCTTGATTCCACACCACATGGACTCAACATGTTCGTATGAGAACACGCCTTTGTGTTTTTGGTGCGCATCTCTGGAAAATTCAGAAAACCCTATTTGAGAGCCTTTCCCGTTCCGTTTGTACCCGCAGTCTTTGCACCCTTGCCCCATTAAGTGTGCCTCTGGCATCATTTGGAATACACATCCACAACTATTGCATGTGATGTTTACCTTGATGTCCGACCTTACGTATATTACGTCCGTATAATCGTAACTGTTACCGTGTAAAGTAAGGCAGTCGCTTATAAACTTCTCTTGTGTACTCCGATGGTTAAGTCCGTTCTGTACCCAAGCACATTTTGCGCAACCAGTTCCGCGCATGAACGACCCTGCCTGCACGCTGAAAATTCCGTGCTCATGACATTCGACATCGATTTTTTCGGTGGTTCTGGTGTAAACTATGTGTTGTAGTCCATAAGTGTTTCCATGCGTGTTAGCACAGCGCACTAAGTATTCTTCTTGTGTCAGCTTCTTACCCATGTGTATCCTCATTCAAATAAGATACACTTAAGGCGGGAATAGGGTATAAGGCCACTATTCCCATAAGTGTTTAAACGTTAAAGGCTCTCGCAAGAAAGCTCTTAAGGTTTAGAGGGTTTACACCCTCTTACACCAATCAGGTGCCTTCGATCACACTGTTGTCAAGCTCAATGTCTACCGTGGTTTGCAGAATCTGGTCTGCGTTGCCGACGTTAGTTTGAAGACCTGTAACAATACCTGTAAAGTATGCGCTACCAAGTGTCGCCGGATACGTCACCTTGAACGCATTCGATGTACGACCATTAAACGCAGTTTGCAGGGCAGTCATGTCGGTGCCGGTGTGCTTGGCAAGAGTCATGTTAATCGTGCCATAATCGACGCTACCTGCACGCTTAATAACAGTCGCAGTGTCCAGCGGAATAAATTTCTGTACGGAAACTTTGCCCCCGAAAACGCCCAGTTGGCTCACCTCTGCGATAGGAATCCAAGTCAAGGCCGAGAAACCCGTAGAGTCGTATGTCGTAGGCAGCGTTGTCGAGATCGAGATAGTAGTAGTCGCACTTGTAACAACGGTTTGAGTCATTTGTATTTCCTTTAAATTAAATTATCTTTTGCAAAAGATGCTTCATAACCTTGCGGCTATCCTTACGAGCTTGATAGCTCTTGTCTATACTGCACCCTCACCACAGCAACTCTAAAAGCGGCATCCGTCATAGGAGGGCTAATGTTGGCTGGCTGTTCCACACTAAACGTGCTATACTTGGCCTTGTCGTACACAGGAAAGAGTGCTGCAACTGCGCTTGTAAGCGTATCAAGCTGCTTCATGCCTTTTCCGTCCGGTACACACACCATAACTTGGAACGAGCCATAAACACGCTGTCGCATCGCATCCACAGTAGCATTTTTAATAGCATTGTTAAGAAACACTACTTGCAAGTACGGCGATCCAACAGGCTTGTTAAACGCTACACCTTCATACGCAACAGAGATTGCAGGACTTTGTGCAGCAGCGAAGGCCGCGATAGCTGACTCCACCTCTTGTCTAATGTTCATAGCTCTCCTTTAATCGCTGTGTATGCGCTCTGCACGGGCGCATACACTCTACGCATGCCGGTCCACGTCCAACCGCTGATAGGGTCTTTGCCTGCTTTCCAACCTAGGTATTCCACATTGGCAGCGTAGCTAAGATTGTTAGACAGGCTCACAAACCCGTCCTTCTGAAAGAACGCTGTGCTAGGCTTGATAATACTTTCAATTCTTGCTAAGCTGTCGCCGCCATCACTCGTAGCACCTGTGATAGATGTGTCGAAGCTATTAACAGCAGGGAACCAGTTGGCAACGAAGTGACCTGCTACATATGGGCCATCACCGACATGAGGGGAATTGTTTACAATGCGAGTGAACAGGTTGTATGCAACAGCGTTAATCTTGAAGTTAACTTCTGTCTGCACCCGTTGGATGTTCGATCTGAGGGAATCTGCAAAACTTCCCATATACCTCCCTTACAGAAAAGAATTATAGCATTGGTGCACTATCTTGTCAATTTTACGAGGTCTTAATAACGTAAGAGCCAGAGAGCAAGCTTTGCGAATAGTTGTTTGCCCTTACAGTGACTTCATACGAGTAGAAGCCAGCAGGTAACTCGTCAAGTTTGAACGACACCATCCCCTTGATGTCAGAGTTAACTTTACCTTTCACCACAGCAAAGACATCACTGCCTTTAAAGATTGTGAGGAACAAAGCCATCCCTGTAATATCCGCAAGAATGCTTGTACCTGCATCAAAGATGGAAAATATGTCTTGCTCTATATTGTTGATACGAACAATCTGCTTTGTAGCAGCGCCGTATGGCACAGCACGAAGCTGTGCTTTAGGTTTGGCTGCAAATGTAACGTCATCTCGGCTAAGCGCTTCATTGACTACAAACACTTTGCAAGAATTCATTATTCCTCCGCAATGTCGATATACACTGTACGTTCGTCCGTGCGCTGTGGTGTGGTAAGCGTTGTAATCAAGCACGCCACTGTAGCAGCGCTACCCGGAGTTCCGCCCGAGATAAATACTGTCACCTTAGTACCATCAGAAAAACTACCAACGCTACTCACACCATTTACAGTGAACGTCACATCGGAAATCGTGACAAGGCTATTGGGGTCTGCACTAATGTCCTCCAGCCATACAGACCAATCAAACGTGATGTCAATAACAGCATCAGGGTCTTTAAGGCCACGAGGTTTTTTAGGGTCTGTGAGAGTCCACCACTTACCCCCTGTAAAAACTGGAGATGTGGCTTGAACGTTAATTGTTCTGGCTTGGCTTGGTGTAAACATGGGAATTACCTGTACTGATGTTATTTCTGCGGAAACAGAGCACTGCCCACTCAGGGTTGCTCTGAACAATACTGCACTCGACAACACCCCCGCTATAACGGAAGCTGTCGCACCCACATTGGCAGACAACTTAATTGAAGTGGTGAGAGTTGCAGATGTTGTACTGCTTGCTGACACCACACAAGAAAACGCCGCACCAGATGTCTGCGCACCGAATATCGCCCCACTGCCGCTACGCTGTGGGCTGAAAATGACCGAAGTCATGACAACACCACAGGACCGCTGAAGGCTTTCGCTGCTGGCGATTGAGTGGTCGTCCCGTCACTGTCCGTAATGTCAAGCCACCCGATGGAGCCGGAAGACAAGCTGGTGTTCACGCTGATAACCAATTGGCCGCTGCCGTCTGTGGTTGCCACAGCCCCTTGAGATGTTGGGGCGGCGAAGATGTCAGGACGTCCTTGGTCGAAGAACGCCCATTTCAGACCTGACAGGTTAGCGCGAGGGCTTCCGGTTGAATCGGTCAGTGTGAGGGTCACGTTGCGAGCGGTCGTAGCTGCCGGGGCCGTCAGTGCGCTGCGAATTGCGCTGGCTGCCATCGGGCCGAGCCGATTCATGCTTACATTTCCATATGGGTGCAGTCCGTCGTTGCTGTTGGACGTAGTGAACCAGCCGTTAGTATCAACGTAGTAGACCCTCCCCGGTGCTGTGGTTGCGGCAATGGCCGATTGCAACTGTGTAGCGTGCGTGGCATCCTTGAATGGGCGGAATACGATGATCTTTGTAGAGGTCGGTGTTGCGGCAAGCAGCGCATTGAGCACAGTCGTGGCCGTACTGGTAATGTCGACTGAATCGTTTGTTCCGTGATTGATTGCAATGAAATCTGGAGCTGTGGCGAAAGATCGCGAAACACCCGAGTAAAGCAAATTGTACGCATCCGAGAACGCGGGCACACCAGCACTACCTGCGTTTGTCCAGCCTTGCGAGCCGAAACCGACAATACCCGTCTCGGCACCCAGCAACAGCCCAGCTTGATATGCCCACGCAATGCGGGAGTTGGCGCGATCCATGTCGTTCGTGTACGAACCGTCCATCGTGCGGACGCCCTCGGTGATGCTGTCGCCGAAGAACAGGCCGCGTGTCGGTTTGGCTGTCATCGCAGTGATGGTCGACCCTGCATCGAGAACGATACCAGTAAGGACGATTGCAGCCGCCTGTGGAGACCAACGGTTACCATTCAGGTAGGAGCTTTTGAAAACAACTTCAAGAACGTGACCGCCTTTGGTATTCCAAGCTGAGGTTGTGCTGGGTACGGGGATGGTGACGCTTGCGGCGATATTGACCGTCGTCCAGCCGCCCACGCCATCCACGAGATAGGAGATTTGCGGAACCGGCGACGTAATATTCGTCATGTCAAAGTTCAGTACGCACGTCGATCCCGTGAAAAGCGTTTTGAAGTAGGCTCCGGGGTTGATGGTTGTTGCGCTGCTTGCACCGACATTCCAGTTGTAGGGCGAGAACAGCACGTTGCCCGTACCATTTGTCAGAACGTTGGTAGTGGTTGCTGCCACGTTGTTTGTCACGGTGGACGGGCCAAAGCTGACGGTTGGGTTTCCTGCTGCGTCCTGCAATCGTGGGTTTGTTCCCGGTTGCGTGTAGGTGACAGTGATGGCATCACCGTATGCATATGGCGAACTCACTGTCAGGGCGATGGTTTGACCAGAAGGTGTGCCAACCGCAGTAACGGTACGCCCTCCTGACACGGCGAAGGCCGAAGCGGGCGGCGTGCTTGCTGCTAGTACTTCACCGAACGTCAGTGTGATGGTCGAAGGGGTTGCATTCGCAACGACTGCACTTACGAAAGCTGGGGGCGTTGTATCAGATGCGGACGCAACATAAGAGATGCTGCTAGGGTTCGACAGACTTCCGTTGTTCGTGACGCTGATGGTGTACGTTCCTGCCGATGCTGGCGACGTATAAGTGAATGTCGCTGTAGCCGATGCACTACTAATTTGGACACTCGTTGGGGAGAACGTACCCCCTGCCCCACCGTCGCTAGGTGTGACTGTGACGGTTCCTGTGATGGCGCCATCTGCGCCGACAGTGAATGGACTAGACTGCGCCCCAGCCGTTCCCGATGTTGGGCCACTCAGCGTTACTGCGGTTGCTGCCGATTGCACAGCGCCGTCATCCAAGCTGAAATCGTCAACAGCCGTGCCTACCGAGCCTGCACCCGTGCGGAACAAACCGACGTAACCGCTAGTGTATGCTGTATCGGTGAAAGATGCCGTGGCGGCGGTAGGCTTCGTATCTACAGAACGCCAGATGCGGATTTCATGCGTGCTGCCGCTGGAAATGCATTCGACGTTTAGGATGTCTCCAGCGACGAATGTCGTGGACATCGTGGCGCCAACCTGAGGTGCTGGAAAAGTCCCGCTGGTACGCTTGTAGAATCGTGGTGTCAGTTTTCCTGCGGTGTAGTTGAAGTCCAGCAACCAGACATAACCATTCTGGTACGCGGAATCCATTCGCAGAATAGGAGAATAGTGGCCTTGGTTGCTAGATCCCGAAGGTAGCTTTTGGCTGAACTGCACTTTCGTGTACGTCAGAGACGCCGAATTGGTGTACAGGGCTGTGTTCTGGTCAACTGCTGTGGTCGATCCGAATGACTGTGCGCCAGAAATCGGGTTGCTCGTCCCTACAGCCCATGTACCAACCTTAGCTGTCCACCCGGTTGCAATGTTACCAGATGACTCAGAATCAAAATTGCTTGAATAAATTACTGTCATTGTAGCTCCAGAGAATGAACTAAATTAGTTATCAACCTGAATCGACAACGCAGCAGCAGCAAAACTTGGAGCCGGATCACCACTATTAACAGTCTTAGGTGTCGACAGAGTGCCATACACCCACTCATTGCCACCTGTAGCAGCATCAAAAAGACCCATACCAACAATCGATCCCCAGCTAGCAGTAGGTGCTGCGAAAGTGATTGCATTATTATTCGATGTTGTGCCGCTTGTGCCGTTAGATGCAACTGTGGTGCCAGCACCTTGAGTTCCAGCCCAATTAGCAAGCGAAGATGTCACTGCAACACGAGCGTACGAACCACCACTTACTTCTACACGAGCAGACCCTGCGTCATTATCCGCAGTAGTAAATAACCCTACGTAAAACGTAGCAGGAGCGTTGAGAGGTTGACCACGGAACACCGCGTCAACAATTTTATTTTCAGCGTAATCTGTCCAAGCAGCCATTTTAGTCCTTTAAATTGTTGTATTATTCACGAACATACAGTTCGTACAGAATGCATGAGTCTTGTAAGAGCGACGGATTAAGCTGTTTTACAGTAACAATCTTGTATTGCTTATCACCAATCTTTAGCAAGTCCCTGTTTGCATTGAGGTGAGGTAGAGCTAATCCAACTTCTGTTTTTTGCGGAGGTTGCACATAGACCTGCTTGTCGCCAGTTTTAACTAGCGTGTCTTTTTCAGTGCCTTCGCCCTCATTCTTGCGGACGTAATCAAACGCCATAATGTTGACTAAGTAGTCTTGGTAAGACGCGGTGTTCTCGGATGTAGAGGGATCGTACTCTTCGGAGACGGCCACGCTGATGTAAGCTGTGGTGCCGAACTTAGCCATCATTGACGCTACTGTGCGGTCGAAGGAATTCATTATTGGGGCTCCACGCCACCGTTAGCAACAGGACCACTGTAAGGGTCAAAAGGGCCGGCAGCAATTTGATGCAAACGTTCGTCAGATGTCGGGCGATTCTGTGCGTTAGTGAAGTCTTCTTTGAATTGCAAGATAGGATGAAGTTCATCTGCACCTGCAACATATGGCAGAGGGCAAACGCCGTTGAAAGCGGGGTCTCTTAGGACTAAAAGCAGATAGTCTTTGTACTGGTTGTAGACCTGACTCCCATAAGATGTAATAATACCCATCTTAGCGTCAGAGTCGAAACTGAGTGTAG